AGTAATAGATTATGACAAAGAAGATGAAGATGAAAAAGTTTAAAACTATCAAAGATTACCTTGAGACTTGTTCAGAGGACGAGAAAGAGTTTATCTATGATATTTATTTTGATATGTCAGTAGATGATCTTGTTGAAATTATCTTTGGCAATTTGCCACCAGATGATGTTATTCAAGAAATAGAAGAATACAGAGAAGAATTAGAATGGGATGATAATGAAGCTGAAAAATCAAATAAAGGCAAGAGAAAGTGTGATTGTGACTTTGTTGGATGCCAAGGTTGCTAAATGAAAAATAAACATAAACTTTCCAAAAAAGAAATAAAAAATTTAAGAAAGAACAAAAAGCAACTTTCAAAGTATGCTCTAAAAGAAATATCTGAAAGGTTAAATAATGAAAAATAAAATACCACAAATTACATATAGCAATCTCAAATCTGTTACATCTTATGTTGCAGATTTAAAAGGAGACGAGAAAGCATTTAAAATACTAAAGAATGTGGGCAAGAAAGTTATTACAGAAGAAGAATATATTATGATTGGATTTAGGCATATATTTTCAAAATCAAAAAATAATAAATTTGAATTGACTTCTATTAATAAAAAGTTAAAATCTAAAAAGAAATGAAGAATAAAACTCAACTGATGATTGACCCGCCTTCTGGTTGGAGATATGGTTTTCCTAAACCATACGATGAAAACAAAGATGGAGATTTAAGAGCTTTCTTAAAAAGTAATGGTTATCCAACAAAAGATATTGACTTTGCTTTAGAACATTGTAGAATGTTTTATGAGGAGATTGAATAATGAAAACAGATAAATTCCTCGAAAAAGCCCTGCTTAAAATGTTTAAAGCTGTTGGTGCAGAAAAAGAGTTTAGCTTAGATTACTGCAAGCAAAATAGCTGGTTCACGAACTATACTTGGGAAGCAGATCAAATCCAAGAATATAAAACTTGGTTCTTGAAAAATGCTACGAAAGATTTACAACTCACAAAAAAAGGTGCAGAGCGTGAATGGTCTTATTTCTTTCTACAATGGGGATGGAAGCAGGATTAATTTTAAGAACAAAGGAGATAAAAACTATGAAAACAACAAATGAAACTAAAAATTATCTTAAAGTAGGTAAATTTAAGAAAAAGAATGTTTATGATGCTGATGTGGATATGAGTCCAGATATGGAACAAATGTTTGAAAGTTTAGGTAAAGAAAACATTACAAGAGAGCAATATATTAATATTGGCTTTAACTATGCACTAATTAAAGGCTTGGGCGAGATTAAAAATAAAAAGAAATGAAAAATAAATTATCTTTAGATGATATAATTAAATTTAGTGAAGCATTAGATAGAATTGAAAGAAAACTAGATATTGCTCTTAAACTATTTAATCCACCTCGTTTAGATATAAAAGGTTATTCAGTTAAAAATATTGACTTAAAAACTAAAGTAGCGTATTTTAAGACTAAAGGCAACAAAGAATAAGATATGAACAAAGAATTTTACAATAATCCACTCTTAAAATCTCCTCAAGAACTTAAAAAAGATTTAGTAAAATACAAAAAGCTATTACGATCAGAATATAATAAACTTTGTAAGAAATACGCTCAAAAAGGATTTATTCTTGTAGAAAATCCTATTAGTCACTATAATGGTAAAATATTCTTTAATAGTATTCAATAAAATGACATTTAATAATTTTCAGACTAATGCTAGTAGAACTGTTTTTTATCCAAGAGATTTAGCTGGTGATGGTTTATACTATACTACTTTAGGGCTTGTTGGTGAAGCTGGTGAGATTGCTAATAAAGTTAAGAAGGTAATGAGAGATAACAATGGAAATCTCTCAAAAGAAAATAAAGCTAGTATTGCTGATGAACTTGGTGATGTGCTTTGGTATTGTGCGAGTTTAGCAGATGAACTTGGTATGAATCTTGAAGATATTGCAGGAAATAATTTAATTAAACTTGCAGATAGATTAAAAAGAGGTAAAATAAAAGGAAGTGGAGATAAAAGATGAGTCCTATACTTGGAGCTAACCCATTAGATTATGATGCAAAATATCCTCAAACTGCTGATACTAGCGTAAATGAAGATGCTAAAATGTTTATTATGGAACGAAATATTGGCAAAGAAGTAATGTTTCAGATCGAAGATGGAACTCAATACTATGGTAAGATTAGCTATGTGCCAAATAGCGAGCATTATTGTGTTGTGGTTGATAACAAAGGAACTCCTTGGGAATGGTATGTTAGAGAAGAAGCTGTTCATTTTGTAGAAGATATTGGAACTAAAATAGTATGAATTGGAGTTTCTTGAGCTTAATTGTGCCATTATTCGCAGTATGTCTTGTTGGATGGTTTGTTTATTTAATTGAAAGATAATATGCTTCTTATAGTTAATGATAATCTAGCTTATACTGATCTAAACCCCACTATTAGCCTTGATCTTACAATATTCTTGTGCGGATTTTTGGCACTATTTATATTAACCTCTTGTATTTTGCTTGAAGTTAAAAGAATAAGGATGTATATTAAAAGGAGAGGAGATAAGTAATATGTTGTCTTTGTTAGGTAGTCAAATGAACTTTAAAGGACATATATTTAAGCCTTTTTATTTGATACTAGGAGTGTTATGCTTTACTATACTATTACTTTTACTAGGTTGTTTGTATATTGTGTTGTTTTTAAGAAATACTCTAGAGATAACACTAAAACAGATAGATAAGAATAGAAAAAAGTATAATAATATATAGTAGTATATAATTAGTGGGGTTTCTGAATATTATATTTATCTTAAAACAATAATAAAAATCTATTATGCAAGATTTATTTGATAACTTACAATCCTTTTATAAGCAGTATAAAGACCCTAAATATATAATAGATGATTGGGCTATTGTAGATAACACCTTTTATGAAACTTATAAGAATAAAGTTAAACTAATAAGCATAAGACTTAATAGCACAGCTATACCAGTTAAAGATATAGATGGAGTATATGTAAATAATATTCAAAATACAGCTTATTGTGAGACTATGGATAAGTATGTTAAATTAAGATACAATAGTAATTTTATAGCAGTAAATATATATGAAAGAGAACTAGAATACAATAAAGGTATTAAGCTAGTAGCTATAAGAAAGATGACTGACTTTAATCTATTAGATAAACCGCCCGAATTTAAATTCATTTTAAATATACTTGGCTGGAAAGCAAGCAAAAAGGTATTAGATAATATTGAAACTTTTTAGTTGATTTTAGGTTATTTTAGAGTATATTAAATATAATATGAAAAAGAATAAAAAAGATAGCAAACTTATATTAAGTCCAACTCATCTTAAAGACCTCAATCATTGGCGAGATCAATTATTAGCATTAGAGAAAAGCTATTATAGCAAAGACCCAGAAAAAGAAAGAACTATTAAGAATATGCTAAATAAGTATCTAGATGATGTGATTGATTATAATAAAAAAGTTAATGAACAATCTAAAAATAAGGTGTAAAGCTATATACAACATTATGGAAATATTAATCCTTGGAGCTTGTTTTATAATTGGTGGAATAACTGGAATCAGAATATGAATTTTCTATCCGAAATTTATTGGACTATCAAGTGGAAGATCGAAGATGCTCTATATGCTATTAAAGATAAGTTTAATAATGACAAATATGAACCTTTTGTTGGTGAAGAATATGTAGAAGAAGTTGAAGATAAGCCAAAAAAGAAAAAAGCTAAAAAGAAAGCCAAAAATAAGAAATAAGTGAAATTTCTAGTTAAACTCTGGAAAGCTATTATAGGATTGAAATTGGGTTGTGGGTGTGGTGGTTGCAGAAGAAAATAAACAAAATAATATAAAATAATATATTGACATTAATCTAAATTAATGGCATAATACTAATATGAACAAAACATATACATACACATACAATCTTGATGGTCAAGTTGTTACAAGCCCAAAGGTCTATCCTACCCTCCGTGGTGCAAAGATCGCCCTAAAGCGTTTGAGCAACCAACTCGTCAAGCAAGGCAAGTCAGTTAGCAACCAAGTAGTTAATCATAATGGCTAATAAAAATACTTTGCGTAAGCGTAGGGCAGGTGTGGAAGGTTATGGTGAAAAGCGAGGAGTCGCAATAAACACCAGTAGCAATCCAGACCGCAAATCTCCTAAAAGAAATTTTAAGATGAAAGATAGACCTGTGCAAGCTATATCTTTAGATTCTGATGATGCACCAAGAGTGCAAGACGAGAAGATAAAGAAGAAAGATAGCTAAACGCTGGGTATGCTAATTAAGGTTCGATTCCTTATTTAGCTATTAAAAAATGTGAATACTTACTATGGTTTAACGACCCAATTAGTTTGGGTGAAGATTGCTGGCGAACAAGGTTCTGCCAGCGACTTCTTGCTTGTATTAGATGAGGAGAATTTCCGTAAGTTCATTAATCAAGCAAATGAATTATTAAATCAACAATAATATGTGGAGTCCAATAGATATTTTCGCACTTTGCTTTTTATTAAATTTTAGTCCAGATAGTAATGCTAGATTAAATGTGAAAGAAACTATCTTAAATAATCAAAATAAAGAGATAGCTCAAAGCGTTACTTTAAGAAAAGATTGACAAAATAATTTATTTAGAGTAGTATTATATACTTGGAAGCCGTGACCCAAGGAAGCGTAGGTTGGTGGTTAGCCTAATAGGTATAACAGCCGAAGTTGAAGTTTCTACCTGTTGTATTTATAAAAACCACCATTTTTAAATAAGTGATAACAAATAACCAAATAAATGCTTTGACCGAAGAAGAACTAACTTATCTTGTAGCTTGTTGTAATGATGAATGGTATCATCAAAATATGGGGTATCCATTTCAGTTTCATTATATTAAGTCTTGGAGAAATGATAAAGTCCAATTAACTTTAAATAAATACTCAAATAATTTGCCAGATGACAAAAAGAATATTATAATGAGCATACTACAAAAATTGGAGGAAAATAAATGAATCACTTAACAGCTTGGGCAATTACTATAACAGCTTTCAGTTCGGGGCTATATAGTATTTATAAATTTATTAGAGCTAAATATGTAAGCTATGATATAACTCCTATTCATTACTGGTCAAATAGAAAGCAAAAAATAAAGAAAAGATATAAGACTTACAGAAAGCATAAAGCTAAAAAGCGAAATAGCTATCTTGCAGTTATAAATAAATATAAATTGACATCTCGTAAATAAAGGTTATATTAGATCTATGAGCCAATATACAGATGAAAATTTTAAAAGAGAAGATTGGGAATTAATTCAAGATGCTATTGTTGATCAGATCTCGTACCTTAAGCATAGGCAACAATATGGGTATGAGGAGCAGGTTGAGCGTCTAGAAGCCTTGCTAGAAAAAGCTAGAATTAGTAGATTAGTTGCAAATAAGGGGTAATCAAATAATGAATTATTATTATATCTTTGGTGTTATTTTTGTAGTATATATTTTAAATATTTTTCTGAATAGAGATTGACAAAGTTTAAGTTTAGGTTATATTGGATGTATGAGCAAAACATCTAAATCCAAAAAAGTTAAAATGCCCAAGATGGATGACATCATGGCACAAATTAAAGCAGACCAAATTAAGAAAGCAGAGCAAGTAAAGCATAATGCTAAACTATTATTTGATACTCTACAAGAAACCAAAGTAGCCAGTATCGAAGTAACCTTTGATGGTTGTGGAGATAGTGGTCAGATCGAAAGCGTAGTCTACGAAGATCACAGAGGCAAAGAAGTATCAGAGCCTAAACTAGTAGTTAAAGGTTCATATAAAGGCAAGCATCAAGAATGGGATGACCAGAAGAAAACCTTTGTTGAAGTTGGTGGTGGCGAAGGAAAGGTTCGTGATATCGTTGAGCAAGTATGCTATGATAAGTTAGAAGCCAGTCACGGAGGTTGGGAGATTAACGGAGGTAGCTATGGAACATTTCACTTTGATGTTCTAAACCGCAAAGTTAATCTTGAGTTCAATGAGAGGATTGAGGAAGTGAACTCTAGCGAGGAAAGTTTCTAATGGCTAATCCATACCATCATTCTGTCTCTTCGTCAAAGAAGTGGGGTGGAACGCCCGAAGATTATCAGAGGATTCATGATTGGTTTGATGAGAGTAAGATGATGATGGCAGACTTCCGACATCGTGCTCTTCGACATCACGCTGAAGGTATCTTTATGTGTGAGAGGATATTTGGTCATACGATCACATTATCCAATGGCAAAAAGATTCCTACTCGTTGGGTTGGCGAACAGCATGTAGCAGAGGACTTGGGATTTATTCCATCTATGCAAGATTGGCTTAAACATATTATGCCAGAACCTTGGATGGGCAAGACGAAGAAACTTGATGTGGAGTTAAATCCCGCATAAACTTTTGGTGAGGTGATGGTGGTCATCGGTGGTCACTCCGTTATAGTGAATCGTTTGTAAGTACCGAAGAACTTTCACTTTTTTAAAAAAAAAGTTCTACAAGATGTAGTATTTGCTGTATAATATGGTGATGAAACATCAACCAATATTAGAAGCACTTAAACAACAAATAGAAATGGAGAAAAATTTAAGTTATGGAGATAGTTTTAATTTCATTGGTGGGATTGTTGGTTGGTCTAGCGATCTCTTGGTAAAAAAAGAAGAAAACAATTTGACAGAAGTTAAAGTTTAGGTTAGTATAACAATAGTAGAAGGCAAACTCTCGGTTGCGAGAGGATGTAATGGAAGAGAGCGAGGCGCCGTATATCTTTTCCGTTCCTTCTACATTGATTTCCGCACGAAATCAAGCATTGGTTGTTGAGGGGATTGCGGAATTAACCTCGACCATATATGTCTTGAGCGTTTTTTGGTGTCGCAGAAACCATATTTTTTTCAAAGGAATCGTAGCTTAATTGGTTAAAGCATCGCCCTGTCACGGCGAGGAGTGAGGGTTCAAGTCCCTTCGATTCCGAATTGACAAAAATAATAATCTAAATAATATAAATAAATGAACAACTTACCAGAACAAAAAAGTCAATTCAGATTACTAATAGAAACAACATTAATAACTATTATAGCTTTGAGTGCTTGGATTGGTTTTGTTTATTTTATTTACTTGACAGATTAACAAAATAAATATATATTTATATTTGCAGGACAGATTGTGACGAAGTGGATTGGCATAGGCATATGTGATCTATCGAGCCAAAGTAATCTGGTAGGGTCGCACCCTTGAGGTAGAAGGATAAGCATCTGAAAAGATGTGCCTTAAACTACACCGCTTCTGTGAAGAGCAGGAGTTCACAATTAATGGGCAGATCTGAGGATCTGAAAAGGTAAGCAACAAAAACTTATCGTGCCTAGTCCTTTTTTCTTTACTAAATAATAATCTAAGTTATATTTAACTTATGACTAAAACATTCAAAATAGGCGAGACAGCACTTGGCGGAACTATCAAGGTAAGTATTCCTAAAACATTAACTAATATTAAGATAGATGTTATATCTACTAATCATATTACCAGAGGTTCTTGTGATGCACCATACTTAATTAATCAGTATATCTATTATAGCTTTGATAGAATTAGAATCGAAAGAGATTTGTTTCAAATAGTAAGTGGTTACTGGTCAGATCAGATCCTTAAATGGATTACTAGCAAGTGGCAAATAGAGATTCCTAAAAATATAATTTGACAATAAATATAAAAGGAGTATATTAAAACTATGAACAACACCGAAAAACCCCTAAAGAAATTCACGATTCGTATGCAACGCAACCAAATCGCAGAAGTGGACATCGAGGTGGAGGCCACATCAGATGAGGAAGCGGTTGATAAAGCAACAGAGATGGCCGAGAATTGCACAGACGCAAATGGCTTTGCCCTTGAGTGGGATGAGGTTGATTATAACTTTGAAGCTATTGATGTCGAGGAAGAAGAGGAGGACGAAGATGAAAGCTAAAACAACGGAAGATATTATTAATAAAATTTATGATAGAATTGCTAGATGCTCACAAGAAATTCACCATAAGTCAGCATGGCAAACCAAGATGTTACTTGGAATTCCTTTAGACGAGAACGAAAAACAGGAAGAGCCAAAAGAATTAGAAGCAGTAGTTCATGAATTGGAAGATGTAATAGATTGGATTGAAGGCAACGGCCCTAGAGAGGGTAGTCTATGGACTTCCGAGGAGTGGGCAAACAAATGAAGTCGAGTGAACAAATTGCTAAAGAAATCAGTGATAGGATTGTAGAATATAAAGCACTTATGGTTGAGCATAATAATAATCAAAGTGCGGTTGATGAATTAGAAAGTGCAATTCACGAACTAGATCATCTATTAAGGTGGATTAATGAGTAATGCACCTTTAATTTTTGCTATTATATTAAGCGTTGTTTTTGCTGTTTATATATACTTTAGCTATAATGAATAACTTATTTTGTATTGAAATACTAGAGGAAAAGCCAGTAATATGCTTTGATAAATTGCTGTATATTAGAAGTGTAATAAATAGTAATGAAGATACTCAAGAGTCTAGTTAATGTAGCTTTATTTTTCTTATTATTTCCTTTGATATTATTAAGTGATATGATAAATGATGAATAATAGCCCGATCAGTAAATAAGAATCAAATAAGAATTAAATAAGAGAAAAATAACCCTATCGGTAAATAACCTCAGTACTTAAGGATATCTTAATAGCTAAATAATAAAAGATTAAATAACAAATAGTACCAGAATAAATACCAGCTTATACCAGCTTAAACCTTTAATAAGAAAAGTTGCTATTAAAGTATATATTGACATAATTTTAATTTGAGTTATATTAAGAATATGAAAAATATATTTTCTTTAATATCTGTTAATAACTCTCCTAAACGAAGACCCTTTATACCCAAAAAAGCAAAACAAAAAGAAGTTTGGTATAATATCAAAAATGCTATAGACCCTCTATCTGGTGATAGTTATGGAGATATTAAATATAAAGTAGTATATATTAATAATAAGTATGAAGCTTCTAATTTAATTACTTTAACTGATAGTCTAATAGGCGACAAAGAAATAGCAAAAAGATTCTATGCTGAATTAATTAATTTTTTAGATGATCAAAAATTTAATAGCTTATTTAGTTTGACATCTAACTAATTTAGTATATTATGGGTAGATGAAGTTAATTAATACCACCTCTTATTGTTCTGAAAAGCTAAAAGAAATTGTTAAATGGTGCTTGCCCCAAGGATTGCACCTTAAAGATATTAGAAAAATAGACTTTGGTAATACCAAAATTGGTTGGCATGGCAGAGCATGGGGAAGCATGAGGGCGCATATTGCTGTTCCAGCTTATTCTATTTACAAAAAGCCATATAAGAGTGGTGGATTTAGAGGATATTTACCTGTCAAGACATATAGCTGGGAAGAATCTTTAATTGAATTAGTTGCCCATGAAGTAAGACACATATATCAATATAAGAAAGATAAGTTCTTTCATGGTATTAAAAAGATAAGAAAATACAATATGGGCACTAGGGCTAAATTAAGTGAAGTAGATGCTAGTTTATATGCTATTAGAAAGATAAGAGAGTACAGAAAGAATAATATTAAATTTAATTTGGTTTGACATAAGTAGTTGATTATTATATAGTTACGTGGGCGGGCTCCCTGCGCGTGTAAATCGTTGATGGGTAAGCACTTACAACAATATAAAAAAACTTTCACAAGATTGGCAAGTGCTTGAGTATCAGAATCTTGTAACACGAAAAAAGTTCTTGTCATAAGTTAAAAGTATGGTATGATTACTATATGGCTAGAACAACAAAACCCGCTCAAAGTGTATACGATTTCGATGTACACCAAGAGCCACTCCTCACAACAGACGGCAAGAGGACAGGATACTTCGGCATGGTGCGCCGTGACACCGCCGAACCCATGACACTCGGAGTTTGCACCGAGCAGTATGGTGTGGTGAAGAATGCAGACCTCGTGACGATGGTCGAAGAGTCGCTATCGCAGAACAGTATGCTCGCTAATCACACTTCTAAGAAGTTTGTGGTTCGTGATGGATCCCGTTTCTACGCTAGCTATGACTTCACTGACTTCAAGACTGAATTGAAGCCAGTTGGCAAGCGTGCCAAGGGAGACATTCTTGGTTTGCGATTGACTGTGAATAACAGTTATGATCGCTCCAGTCGTGTCTCGTTAACCCTCGGTTTCCTCCGTTTGATTTGCACTAACGGAATGAAATCGTTGACCAAGGAGTTCAGTATGACCAAGAGGCACACTCTTGCTGTTAATCTGGATTTTATTGGTGATGCGTTGGCTAACGCTGTCTCCAGCGTTGACAACTCTGTAGCAATCTTTAACAGGTTGGCTCAGAAGGCAATCACTAACGAGCAGGGTTTGACCTTGCTCACCAAGTTGGAAGAGAAGGACGTTATCTCTGCCAAGGTGCGTGAAGGCATCGAAGCAGTGTGGCGGAATCCTTCTTACGAGGAGGATACTGATCGCAACCTGTACAATTTGTACAATGCGTCAACTCAGTTCCTGACTCGGAACGTTGCAGATGAACGCTATGAGTATAGCGAGCGCATCAGCACTGATTTGCTCAAAGTCTTCTCGGGCAAAACCCGTGACGAAGAGCTCCTGAAGCTGGTCGCCTAAACTAAAACGAAACTTTAACAGGTGCGAGGGGCAAAACCCCTCGCATCTTTTTGCTCAAATTTAATGAATTATAAGTCGTTGACCATCAAGCACTTACAGCGCGCGGGACCCTGCGTTTGTAAGTCGTTAACCATTAACGAGATTTAAATGTTGACAAAAAACCAAGTTCTGTTATTCTTAACCTATGACAAACAAACAATCAGTTCCATTCTATGTGATGAATGTGTTCGGCCAAGACCGAGCCGTTATCCTAAACACCTCAATTCGTATGTGCACGAGCAAAGAAACTTGTTCACTCAAAGATTTGGAAAATTATGCCAAGGCTTTTGCTGTGGAGTTCTTTCAAGTTCCAAAACCTTCGAGCTTTCCTGCTAAAGTGGGGCAAGTAGTTTCTTGAAGATGGGCATATAGCTCAATTGGTTAGAGCGAAGCACTCATAATGCTTGGGTTGTAGGTTCAAGTCCTACTGTGCCCATAAATTATGATAATCTTCATAATTATTTATTGACAAAATCACAAGAGGTGTTAAACTTAAAACAATGAAAGAACCACATACTCTCCATACTTCTCCTTGTGCGGATTGGATGCTTAACTCTTATAGTAAGTTTGTTGAGCCAACTCAAGCTGACATAGATTGGTATTTTAACAATAAAAGCATTGACAATAAACAAGAATAGGATAAACTAAAACTATGAAACTTACAAAACAGAATCTTGGTGGACATTGGGTAATTGGAATCGAAGGCAAGCGAGATGATATTGAGCAGTATCATAATCGAATCTATAATTGGGGTGGCACAAATGGTGAGCTTCAATGGATGAGTGAGACCTTCGCTTACTTTTGGATTACGATGGAGAAGTTGGAGCGAGTAATGTTCAAGTATGTTATGAGTAGTGTGAGTGATAAACTTGGCAAGAAAATGAAAGGCAGTAAAGGTGGATTGAAGAAAGCTGTAATGAATCGAGTCCACAATACAATTAATAATATTCCAAACGATACTTTTGTTAGAACAGCACAAATCCAAGAGTTCTTTTCGCTCGGAAAGATTTCTGCTGAAAAGTTAGATACTGATAGCTAATTTATCGGGCAAGTGGCGGAACTGGCGAGACGCATCTGGCTTAAGATCAGATACATTAGAAACATTGTGAGTTCAAATCTCACCTTGCCCAAGTTTTGATGTTGCTCTTATAGCTTAATGGATAAAGTGAATGTCTTCTAAACATTCTATGCAGGTTCGATTCCTGCTAAGAGCACTTTAGCTTAAAAAGATAATCTATTTCAATCTAATCTAGTGTAACTATAAGTATGAATAAAACTCTGTTAAAGCAATATATAGATTCTGGCTATTCTTCTTATAAGATAGCTAATATTTCTAATAAAGGCCAAACTACAATAAGATACTGGCTCAAAAAATATGATTTATTTACCAAAGGAAACAAAAGAGATACTAAAATAATAAATGGAGATACTCATATTAAATGTGGAAACTGTGATAAATTTTATTCAAAAGATAATTTCTATAAAAAAACAAAAAAGTCATTTATGAGTTATTGCAAAGAATGCTTTAATGAATACGCAAAAGAGAGATGGAAAGCTAGAAAACGTAAGGCTATTGAATATAAAGGTGGCAAATGCTCTTCTTGTGGCTATAATAAATGTCCTGATGTTCTTGAATTTCATCATAGAGATCCTAAACAAAAAGAATTTGATTGGAAAAAACTTCGTCAGATGTCTTGGGATAAGGTAACAAACGAATTAGATAAGTGCGACATACTTTGTTCGAACTGCCATAGAGAGCGACATTACGAAATATTTTCTCTAAATAAAAAATAACATGTACTCTATTTATGTGAGAGATTTTTTTGACAAGAATGCCCCAATCATTTTTCTTTGTGGAATAAGTTTGAGTATTTTTTGGGGAGCAATAGAAGAGTTAATTAAAATGTTAATTACACATCTAAAATAGTTTTTCCAAAATATCTAAGTACACAGTATAAATAGTTGAAATATAAACCAATATATTGTAATATATAATATATGAAGCATGAGAATAGATTTGATAAGAAACTAGAACAAAAAATCTTGTCTGAGATCGATCAAAAAGATCTTAAACAAATTGATCAAATGCTTTCTGATTTAGAAATCGTCTGGAAGAAGTGGGTCAAAGCTCATCCAGATTGGAAGTCTCATGAATAAGTCGTTGATACTCAAGTAGTTATAGAAGCAGGGAGCTTCGCGTTGTAAGTCGTTGACTCTCAAAGAGATATAAAGCTTGACAATTTTCACATCTATATTAGAATTATTAAATGGCACTTCTTAAAGCTATTATTAATTTTCCTTTTGTTCAAATTTCGTATGGTGAAGGTAACATTTTATTAAGTTGGAAAGCCTGGCACTTGGCAGTATATTTATATTTTTGGTGGAATTATTCGTGAAAGCAAAGCACAAAGTATACTATAACTTACATAAGCATTGTTTAAGTATAATGCTTCGTGGAAAAGTATTAGAGCATAACTCAGAGTTCTTTCTTAAAGATGTAGAGTTTAGAGTGAGTCAAGCTGGCAGAAACAGAGTATTAAAAGAAAAGCGGAAAAATGTTCACGCTTTTGTGTGTGGCACTCCAGATGATGGTTGGCCTATTGATCAAAATGAAAGAAAAGTAACATATAATCCTTATAAGTATAACAGCTTTGTTTATGCTGATACTCTTGAGCCAGTATACAAAGTAAAGTGGGCTGGTGTTATAAATCGTGATATATTTGTCTTGAATTAATCTAAAAGTATAGTAGAATTATCTAATGGAAATTACTAAAGCCAAGAAACTAAAGGAGGGTGGTTACGCACTATACGCAACTGACCCTAAAACTAAAACTGAAACCCAAGTTGGATATATTGGAGAAGGTCTGACTTTGGAAGCGTGGCTTCCTAAAGGAGTAAAAATTGAAAATTCTTGAAGAAACATTTACCAGTCGAGGATTTAAGTTCACGATGATTGGTCGTGATGGCGATGTTGCAATCTATAAAAAGCAACTCGATGAACCAGACAGCGAAGCGTTCAACTATGAAGTGATTGCTATTAAGCGTCACAATGGATATGAAATTGCAGGTGTGAAGATGCCACCAGCAGAAATGTATCCAAGCGATAGTCAATGGGGCGATTGGGCTTATACTTGTATTGATCGTGAAGATGCAGACAAGCGATTCGTTCAACTAAAAGAAAAACTAGAAGCTTATGTTGCGACATCAACCTTGCCTAATGGTGAGAAGCGTGGTCGTGGTCGTCCTCGTAAGAGCGATGTTCTTCCAGCACCTCCAGCAGAAATCCACTTGACACCAGAACAATTAGCAGTATAATCCGATTATGACATACAAATGTGCAGTAAGCGGTGAAGCAATTTCACCAGAGAGAGTTGAGGCTCTGCAAGTCCTCGGCGTTCCAGAAGCTCTATGGACTAAAAAAGAGCATAGTCAAACAAGAAAGCTAAAAGCTATATATGCAGGTGACGATGGCAGTAATGACATTGTTATTTGTGATAATGTAGATGGTGGCTCAATGTTTGAGAATGAAGTAATCGCAGAGGTAGAAAATGACTAATAAATTTATAGTATTGAGAGACGGAGTTCGTGTCAGCGATGATATGTACAATTCAGAAGCAGATGCCCAACACGAGGCAAACTTCTGGCGTGAAATCATCAAGCGTTGGCCAGACGGCACGAAAGTCGTTATCAAAAAAATCGGTGGATAACTTCGGAGGCCGACACTAAAATACGAGGGTCGTCTAACTGGTTAAGACCCACGATTTATATTCGTGAAGCTCTAGATTTGAGCGTAATGAAGGTTCAAATCCTTCCCCTCGTAAACCCTTAACAATCAACAAGAAAAAAAAGATAAAAAAGTTTGACAAAAAAGAAAGGTATAGTAAGATAAGAGTATGAACAAAATCAAAAACGCAGTAATATACATAACCTCATTCACCAAGTATCTGTTCCTTTTCCTCGTAGGGCAAAGGTATCTGATCGAATACAAACCCTACGGCAAAGATGAAGTCTATACTTACATCATTGGTAAGCCTTCGTCTTATACGATTAGCAAGGCTGGCAACAAGTTGTTTACGACTTTTTGCTTCTCTGGTCGTATGGATTCTGGCGTGAAGCAATTCCGCTACGATAGAATTACTGGAGGTCTCTCGCCAGTTTAACAACAGAGAGATGGGGTCGTGATTTACCCCTCCATATAGAAAAGGCGAGACCTAAAAAATCTCGCCTTTTTTATTGCACTTAAACAAAGTTATGTTAAGATAACTATAGTTCTTTCCGCAAGGTGTGGAGTGACTAACCCATTAACGCCCTTGAAACCCCAATGCCCAGAGTCTGAGGCAATTAGAGGTGGGTATATATTCTCTTTGATTCTAGAGCAAAGAGAGCGGAAAAAACTTATTTATTTTTGCGCCAATCTTCTCTGTGGTTAAATACCCAACTTAACAAAGCTTTTTCAAAACCAATATCTTGACCAGCTTTTTCACTTTCAATCCATTTGTGTTTTAAGATCTCTTCTCGTTCTTCCATGAACTTTTTATATAACGCTGACGACTCTAATATTCCAGAGGTTTTCATCAAATATTATTATAAATAATATTACACAAAATAGCAAATAGTAATTGCTAAATAGCTAAATAATAAATATAATAATACTACATATTGGGGCTATCGTCTAATGGTTAGGACTCCTCGCTTTCAATGAGGGTGTATCGGTTCGAATCCGTTTAGCCCTATATACTTATGATAGTTATAAGTGCTTAATTATCAAAGATTTATAGCGGCGGGCTCCCTGCCTTTGTAAGTTGTTGATAATGAGAGAGTTATTACTCTCCCATATCACGAGCATGGTCAGCATCAAGCTCTGCCTGAGTTTCTAAGGCTCGTTCCATAGCTTGATCGTCCCACATTTCTTTTGCCCAGATTTTTAGTGTTTTTTCGTCATCGAATATGTTCATCATATTTACCTCCTTTCTTTCTATAGATTATCATATTTATCTATATAGTCAACAATTATATTTCATTGATTATTAGAGAGTTACAAAAGCGACCTCCCTTGTGCTGTAAGTCTTTGATGGTGAATGAGATTTATTAGTAGACAAAAAGAAAAAAACTGATATATTTAAACTATGAAAGTAAACGAAATTATCACTGAAAAATTCATCGAAGCCCTCAACAAAGGTGTCATCCCTTGGCAGAAACCTTGGAAAGTTTTTGACCTCTGCAACGGAGTTTCCAAAAAGAATTATAGGGGCATCAATCAATTTTTGCTACGGATGCTTGCTTCTGATGATTTCTTTTTTACATTTAATCAGATCAAGGAACTAGGTGGGAGAATCAAAAAGGGTGCAAAGTCTCACATGGTAGTTTATTACAAACTCCTCAAGACAGAAAGCAACAATGAAACCAAAACTTTTCCAATGATGAGATTTTATAAAGTTTTTGGCTTGAGTGATATTGAGGGCATGAAGTGGAAACAGCCTGAAGTTAAGAAGTTGGATTTTTCACCAGTAGAAGAAGCAGAAAAGTTGATCAACAAGTGTTTGATTCAGATTAAGTATGGTGGCAGTCGTGCCTGTTATTATCCGCAGGAGCATAAAATTGATCTTCCTCCAAAAGAAAATTTCACCAGCGTTGAGGAGTATTATTCCACAGCGTTCCATGAGATTGGTCACGCTATGCACAAGGCTACCAATGACGATGTAAAAAATGGATTTGGAACTCAGAATTATAGCAAAGAAGAATTGACAGCAGAGATTTTTGCAAGCCTATGCCTTAACTTCTGCGGAATTGATTCAGAAAAATGTTTCAACAATTCTGCCAGCTATCTCTCCAACTGGCTAGGAGTATTAAAGAAAGACATGAACTTTATTATCTCAGCTTCTAGCAAAGCACAAAAAAGATTTGACGCTTTTATTGGTAGAAAAGAAAGCGAAGAGATTCCACAAGAAGAAGCTGTAACTGCTTAAGTATTAACTACTTACGCAAGCGGGGTCCCTGCCGTTCTAAGTCATTGATAGTCAATGAGATTTAACTGTAAAAAAAAAACTTGTACGAAAACAAAAACGTGGTAACCTATTTTTATGTTCAAAAACAAAAAACAAGCCGAAGAGATTGTTGGCACACTCTCAAAACCCTCGAAGATGCCTGGATATGCTTATTCAACGCCCGCAAAGCGTTGTCTTATCGGGCAGAAAATGCGGAATGTTGTAGGAAGCATTTGTGCTTTTTGCTATGCTCTTAAAGGGCGTTATGTTTTCCCCAATGTTCAAAAAGCTATGGAAAAGCGTTTTGCTTCTCTTACCAATGATTTGTGGGTGGATGCTATGACATACTTAATCGGCAAGGTTAAGAATCCGCATTTCAGGTGGCACGATTCGGGCGATTTGCAAGGTGTGTGGCATATTGAAAAGATTGTGAAGATTGCAAAGAATCTTCCTCACATTTCTTTTTGGCTTCCAACTCGTGAATATGCTTTCGTTTCAACCTATATTGAACAAGGCGGTGAAGTTCCTAGCAATCTTACTATCCGTTTGTCTGCTCTGATGATGGATGGCCCCGCACCCGTAGGAATTGCACAACGCCTTGGCTTATGCGTTAGCGGTGCAAGTAAGATTGGAAACTTCAACTGCCCAAGCTCCAAACAAGGCAACAAGTGCGGTGATTGTCGCAAGTGTTGGGATAAAAATGAGTTTGCAATAGATTATAAAAAGCATTAAGATGTCTAGATGACATTAATCTTTTTAATTATCCTTGGAATAATTTTATCATTATATATAACATACTAAAATGAAAATTGAAAAACTCTTAAATGAAAATCTAGAATCTTTTTATCCTTGGAATGATTCTGATAATCCTCCACTCGATACAGATAAAAGTTTCGCACAAAAACAAAAAGAGATAGATGAAATCTTCGAAGGTTGGCGAGCGAGTATGTAAAAAACTTGCTGATGTAAGTCTTTGATAGTCAAGGATTTACAACGGCAGGGCCCTGCGCCCGTAAGTCGTTGATAATCAATCACTTGGGACGATAGGTTATTTTACATTTTATTCTCCACAAATTTCTGGATCGCCGAAGTAACCATAGTCTTCGTCAGTGCCGTGGCCAGCAGAAGCCATAGCAGAGTCAAAGTCGCCATCCATAGATTCGTCTGGCTCGTTAGAGGTTTCGGATTTGATAGCGCGATCATCTTCGCGCATCTCGTTAAGGATGTCACGCACATCCTGCGAGCCCAACATATGTTGAGCCATCCACTCTTTAAGAGAGGCTTTGTAGTCCATATTATTTGACCTCCACGATGGTTTCAGTTTCGTTATAGCTCGGAGCCATCTTGTCGAGCATTTCATTGATAACGTCTGCGGAGTTGATGTAGTCGAAGAATGCTTCCGCATCAGCATAGACTTCAACGCAGTTAATCGAGGCAAGGTAGGTGATTTCGTTTGTCATAAGTTAAATGTATCACAGATTATTTTTAGCGCAACATTTATTTTCAGAAAAAGTAAATAGAAGAATTGCTAATAGTAAATAGGAAATAGCCTAATAGTAAATAGCCCAATCTTTTCGCTTCATTCAGTTTTATGTTGAAAATCATCATTTGTAAGTCGTTGATAGTCAAGGATTTGCGCGCGGGGGCTCCCTGCGTGTGTAAGTCGTTGATAGTGAGCGACTTATAATTAGTCAAAAACCATAAAGAAAAAAGCGAGCTTCCAAAGCGTATTTAGAGATGTAATAAAAAAATCTCTCTCTCAAAAAGTTTTTCTTCTCACCATTTTTCACAGCGAGACGAAAAGTTTTTTTATTTATTTTGAAAAGTATTTTTTTCATTCGTATTGCCACTCACTAGCTTCTTCTTCGATCTCTGCTTCTATGTCAGGCCACATATGGTCAGGAATAGAATAATTTCGGTTTAACTTTTTATCTTTGGCGATTTGAATTGCTCGCCCTAAACTTTGGAGAGCTTCGCTCCCGAAGTAGATTTCTTCTTTTAATCTTTGAACACTATTTGTTAAGTCCATATTATTTGCTCAACCTTTCTTGTGCATCTTTGAGATATTCAAGAGCCTCTCTGATTGATTCGTTTTGCCAACCTTTTGTGTAAGGTTTGACTGCTTCTAGTTTAATCACAGCAACCGAGAGGCAACCTTTTGCCCATCCTTTGTTGTGTGCTTCATTCATTATTTTTTCAATTTCAATTTCCATATTAGTCTCCTTTGTATTTTGAGGATTCGTTGAAACTTCCAATGAAGTTCATCGTTCCGTTTTTGCGTTCTTCGCATTGTTTGAGAAGTTCGGGAGTCATTTCGACTTCGGTCACTTCATCATAAAAAGCTAGGACACTTCCAACTCCAGAGATTCTAGAAAGGCATTTCTTGTTTGAGGTTGAGTTGAACATTTCGCAGATTGCGATATGGTTTTCGATTTGGTAGTATTTACCCACTACGAGGGTTTCTATTGTGTTTTTCATTTGTTCTTTCATATTCTTAATCTATCACACTTTCTGATTTTGTCAAGCTGTTAAATTTCGTTGATTTACAGCGACTTAGGACTTTTCCCATTAAGTTTTTCTTTAAGTAGAGCGTGAGCCCTAGCTTTTTCAGGGTTATTCTTTTTCCATTCAGCCCATCGCTTTTTGCGATTTGACCATATAGCTTGATTTTTTTCTTTGCGTTGAATTTCCCACTCTTGGGAAGTTAGTTCTTTTTTATTATCTTTATTCATTTTATTTTTTCTTTCTTTCATTTTCATTTCTTATCTTGTTATAAGTATAGTTTAGCATATTTCAGAGAAAACGCAACAAAAATCTTCATTTAAATTTCATTGATCATCAACGAGTTACAACGCAAGGGACCCTGCGTCTGTAAGTCATTATCTTGTAACAACTTACATCAGCTAATTTTAGAATGCCGTGAAAGTCATTTTTGTAGATTCATCTAAAGTTTTTTTAGAAGGTTTGAAAAAGATTACTTTTTCTGAAACTTTTTCAACTGTGATATTTTCTGGCAAAGAAACTGTCTCACCTTCATCATCTGTGGCTACCATCAGAGCCTTGCCAGCATAAGGTTGAGATTGAATCCCATACTTAAAGTAGGCTTGATGCTCTGAATCTTTTAGTAGTCCTTCGTCATCTAGAATTAAATCGATTCCTCTGTATTGGTTTGATGTGCCAATGCCAGCAACTGTTATGATTTCGCAATCAATTAAGTTTTTAATGGTTTGAAGTTTAGTATCAACCATCGTTACATCCATTACAGTTTCAGTAAATGGGTCTATGAGTATTGCTCTTGTCATCATATTAGATGTTCCTCGTTTTTAGTAGGTTGCTCAACTCTGCTAGATAAACTCCAGCGGTGAGGTTGTATTGTTTATTGTTTAGGTCTTTGATGATGTCCACCAAGTTGGAAGCCAACTCGATAATCTTGTCATTGGTATTGTTCATATGTTTAGGTTATCTCCTTTTGCTAATTTTGTCAAACACCAAACTTGTTACGATATTGATTATATAGGTTTTGATATTCTTCGCCACCTTGGGCGATAGCTTCTTCAATTTCTTTAAGTTGATTTTGACCTCTGCGATAGTAGTATGAGTCTTCACTCATTTGGTAAGTCCAATCGTGATTCTTTAAGAGTTCTTCGAATTGTTGAATGTTCATTTATTTATTTTCCTTTATTAGTTTAGCGTTATTAAGGTTGATAGTTCCAACCTTATCTTTATCTTTACCTTCTAGGAAGGTTACAACCGCAGTATTTGCAGAAGTTTTGTAAGAAACTTTTACTAGAGTTCCTTCGTAAAGGTATATTTCACCAAAGTAAGTTGGTGTATTGTTAGAGTTAGTAATGATTACTTCTTCAGAAGCATTCATATTTTTTCGCATATTTTCACGCATTTGTTTTCGTTGAAAATTCCAGTTTATCATTCTATGAGTCATTTTATTTTTTTCTTTCTTTGTTATTTGTTATCTTTTATCTTATGTATATAGTTTACCACAATTCGTCCAAAAGTCAAATTATTTCTTCAATTTGTTTTTCGTTGATTATCATAGAGTTATGATGAGCAACTTCAACTTTCTGCTGATATTTTGAGAAACTTTCGTCTAATCTCTTTTGAGATTCTTCGATTGATTTTTTCAGTTCGGCAGAAGCCTTGTCGATATTTCCTAGGAGGATTTCTAATTTGTTTTTTCTTTTCATACCTATAATCTATCACATTTTAGAAATTTTGCAAGATATTTTTACATTTAAATTTCGTTGACCATCAAGAACTTACAACGCAAGGGAGGCGGCTTACATAACTCATTGATACTTAATGGTTTAGATTTTATGCGTTCCATCAGGTTTTGGTCTAAGATCGGTGAGGATCTTTTGCCTTTCATCAGGTTTGTCCCTAAGATCGAGGATACGTAAGTCGTTAGCTATTAAGCACTTAGGTAAGATCCCTCCCTGCGCGCGTAAGTCCTTGATGGGTAGGTACTTACAAGCAGTAGGTTAGCTAATCGTTACAGCTTATAAAACTTATGATTGCGTATTGTTGCTACCAGCTTTGTATTCTTTGCCCATTTGGGCGAGACGCTGATAGCGTGATAGTGATTAGCACCCTTGACGATGTCGGGCATCTGCTTATGTATAACTAGATCAGCAAGGTAGAGAGCGTTCTTACCTTGTGCTGTTGCTAGTAGTTTTCTTTTAGTGGATTCACTCACGCCACCATTCCAGAAACTAAACTGCTTGGATGCTAGACACACTTGGCTTGCTGATTGCTTACGCTCTACCATCCTTGTTTGGATAACGCTAGCAACGCCAGCCATTCCCTCGAATGTCTCGCCCCTAGCTTCACCCAAGAGCGTCAATGCTACGATGAATAGTTCTGCTGTCATAGGATTAGTCCCTTCCATTACTTACTGCCCCGCAGTAGTCACTAGGTTTCTCTGCACTGATAGTGCCAAGGTTGTAGACGCTCGACCAGCTATCATTCCTTAAGAATCTGCCCTTCTCAATGCTATCCACAATGCCTTGAGCCTTTGCCCTTGCAAGGTCAATGAGGCCACCTTTGCGACCCTTTGCATTGATCTTGTTGGTCAATGAATGAATGGCAATCTTGGTAAGAGCCTTCATTACATCATCAGGATGAGCGTAGAAGTAAAACGCTTTGCCGTTGCCCATATCGTGCAACTTGCCGTTTGTTCCACCCCAATTATAAATGGAGTTGAAGAAGTGATTGATCTGCTTGAGGTTTCCTTCTAGTAGATAAGCGTGGCTTTCACCGAAGGTTTCGTAGGTTATTTTTAGGTTTTGTTTCATAGGTAGTATATTGCCTTTTTGTTTATGTTTCGTCAACTATTATTTTTTAGCTGTTACCATACCATAGATGCCCACGAGGATGCTTCCAATGGTAAGGGTAAAGATTAGGGTATCGATATTCATTTGCTCATCGCTTTCTGATGGATAGCTTCCACCTTTTCGGCGTGAGCGTCAAGGATTAGAACTGCCTTGGTAGAGGCGTTCTTAAGGTCTTGGCTAGCCTTGTTTAGGTTTGCGATCAGTTGTTCGTATTTACTTAGTTTCTTCATATAGGTAATCTATCACAGAATAGGAATAGTGCAAGGGATTTTCTTCAGTTAAATTTCATTGACCATCAACGACTTACGCCTACCCCATTAAATTGTTTGAAGATATTATATGGAAAATGCCATAGGGGTACCCCTACCCCTTTTTGAAAAAGCAGGCTTTCTAAAAAACACAAAAGAGGGGGGAGGGGGTAAATTTCATTCGCTCTATTAATAATAACCTATTCTTCTTATGCCCTCTTATACCCCTACCCTTTTTTAAAATCTAATAGGTTAAAAGGTTCATCTATAATAAATAGATCCAAAAAATTCGGGACCCTTCTTATTTTTAAACCTGTTTATTATATAACCTCTATTTGTGTAATATAAAACATGAAGAAAAGTAAGGTTAATAAGATAACTACTATAGTATTTGGGCTAATTATCTTTAGTTTAGCTAAGTACTATACAAAAGGATTAAAAGTAACCAAAAAAGAACCAATAGAAGCTTCTACTGTAGAAACTACTATTATTGATAAAAAAGACAAATCAATAGTGATCCCCAGCGCCCAAGCTATAAATTCTGCGCCACAGCAAAATCATCTTGGTACTGGAGGCAAAATGAACTCTAAAAGGTAAAAAATATATGCCCCACAAAAAGAAAATAAACAAGATGAGCCTCAAAGAATGTGAAAGTATTTTAATTCGTTTAAATAATCAAACAGAGTCTCAGTACTATAAAGAAGTAGACAAGCAGTTAAATAGACTAAAAGACCAATCAAGTAAAAGTTAAAAGGTCTCAAAAAATATCCCTATGTTCAAAAAGATATTAAATTTATCAGCATTTTTATTAGCAGGATGTGCAGCTTTCTTTTCTGTTAAAGGCATAGCATTGTTATTCTCAGCTAGTTTCTGGAGCGTAGGTATTATGGCAGGATCTCTTGAGATAGCAAAACTTGTATCAGCTAGTTACTTATATCGCTATTGGGATAGTATAAATAAAGTTTTAAGAACTTATATGCTATGTGCCACAATTCTTTTAATGGGTATTACTAGTCTAGGTATTTTTGGCTTTCTTTCAGATGCATTTCAAAGAAACTTTTCTCAATATAGTTTAAATATTAATAAGGTCCAAGCTTTAAAATCTCAGCAAACTTTTGTAACTTCTCAAGTAGATTTCAATAAGGGTAAGTTAAAAGATCTAATAGAACTTCAAAAAACATATCAAGGATCACTAGATAGCGCTGTTAAACAAGATGTAACTATAACAAAAACTAGTAGCGGCGGATTGTTTAGTTCTGGTAAAACCGAAAAAGTAACAGACAATAAACTATTAGATAGCAAAAACAAAATCATAGAAGGTTCTCAGCAAAATATTAATAGTTTATTTAATCAAATAGGAATAGTCTCATCTGATCTTCAAAATCTGGAGCAACAAGCTTCTAAATTAGCTCAAGATATTATGTTATTAGAAAGCGATAATAGCAAAGGAGAGATTGGTACATTTAAATTTGTAGCAGAAGCATTTGGATTAAAAATAGAAACCGCAGTTAGATTATTTATTGTTCTTATTGTTATTGTATTTGATCCTCTTGCAGTAGCTCTTGTGATAGCTTATAACAGCTTGCTTAATAAAAAAGATATTATAGAAGTTGAAAAACCTGTAGAGAAAATAGTTGAAAGAATTATAGAAAAACCTGTGACAGTATTTCAAGATATTTTTCACCAATACAAAAGAGGCACCAAAAAGAAGCATAATCCAGAAGTTGCAGATCCTAGTATTAAATAGTGTAAATACAAATAAGGATTAAGGCATGTCGAAAAATAGAGTAACATACAATTGTCAAGGTATTTATATAGGTCCAAGCCCTAGTTCTGGAGATCATTTTATAGATGTTAATGGTAATTTAAACAATACGACAGATTACTCAACAGGTAATTTTAATTTAATAAAAAGAATTTCAAGAGTCACTAATTTATCTTACCAAATAACTTTACCTAGAGAAGAAATAAAACAAATTGGAAAATCTACAATTGCTGCCCATCCAATTATTAATAATCCAAATATAGCATTAGATTTTGAATATTATCCTAATGGAATTGTAAATGAAGCAAGGCTTGGTTTTAATATAAATACTTTTGACAAGAATCTTAATAAAAATATATATCAAAATAATTTTGATGCATTTATTTTTTCTGGTTTAAATGTTTATCAAGAGAATATATTACCAACAGGAAGACCATTTTGGCCAGGGAATAATCGTTCATGTAAAAATATTTTTGCAACTATAACAAAGCAAGATAATAAAGATGAAATTATAACTCATGATACTGGTAAACAAATAAATTTTGTAGATAACAATGTAATTGCTTTTGGCGACGCTTATATAACGAATTATAGTACAACTTGCTCCGTTGGCAACCTACCGAAGGTAAATACAAGTTTTATTTCTGATAATGTAGTTTTTTATACATCTTCAAGTGGACAATCTATTCCATCTATAAATCCAAAAAATGGTTTAAATTTTTCTGGAAAAAAATTTGTTATTCCCAATGAAGCAGATGTACAAGATTTATTTGTAATTGCTCCTGGAGATATTACTGTTGATATACAAAAAACTGGAAATGGAACACAAACTTTAATGGATAATATTGCTGATCTTGGAATAAAATTTTCTGACATTAAATTGCAAAATTATTCAATCAATATTCCATTTGAAAGAGAAGACTTGAATTCTATTGGATATAAAGCCCCAAGTATAAGAAGATTAAATTTTCCAGTTAAAGTAGATTTAAAATTTTCTGCTGTAGTAGGAGAAGAATCTAATGCAAATCTTAGAGATATTCTTATAAATGATGATAAATATAACATAACAATTAAAATGAAAAAAAATTCAAATCCAGAAATTATTCGTTATGATTTTAAAAATGCATTTCTAGAAAACTTCAATTACAATTCATCAGTAGGACAAAATAGAATTATTGATTTTTCATTAACCACATATTGCGCGCCAGATGATATTTCTCAAGGGTTTTTTATAAGTGGAACAATCCCTAACGAAAACTCAACTATATCATATTAATTATTAGAATAATTAATTTTGTGTGAATATAATTATAGTGTAATATAATATGAAAACTATGCTATCTAAAATATTTGGCCCAAATTGGAGATCTAGCTCATCTGGAATAGCTACAGTTGTAGCGGTTTGTACAGCAATAGCGATTCACTCTGATCCTTCATTAGTAGCTTTTCTTCCAGATAATGCAGAAGTTTATATTCTTGGAATTTCAAAATTAGTAGCAGTTGTTAGTGGAATTATCTTTGCACTTACAGTAAAAGATGCAGCAGTTACTGGCGGAACAGTGGCTCAAACAAACGAAGCAGAAAAAAGAACTGGAGAAAATATATGAATAAATTAAATCTAATTGCAGTTGCTCTTTTGAGCGTATTTCTTGGTGCTTGTGCCACAACCCCAACTGGTCAAGTTGATCCAGCAACAAGTGTTTCAAATGCTCTGCCTTATGTTAAACCAGCAGTTGTGTTAGCTTGTACTGTTGTTCTTGATCAAGCTGTTTCTGGTGATGATAGAATAGAAAAAGCCAAAATGATTAATCATGTAGCTACAATAGTAGAAGGATTAACAGTTGGAACTGCACCAACTCCAGAGCAACTTCAAAAAGCTCTTAATAATTATCTTCCATCTGAGAAAACTCATTGGGTAAATTATGTAAGCGTAATTAAAGATATTTACGCTCAACAATTCGCTAGAATAGATGGAAACACAGCACTTGCAATTAAAGTACTTAATGCTATTGCATCTGGATGTAAAGATGCTACAGCAAGTTACGTAGAGTAATCATGCCAACTGGAATACTCCAAGCTTTACTTTCGGCAGTATCTGGAATATTCTCAGCAATTAATAATGTATTTGGTGCGAAGAATACAAAAGAAATGAAAGAGCGTCAAGAGGCTCAAAAAGAAGTTAATCATCAAAGTGAAATAGAAAAAGAAGTACAGGAGAAAAATCTTGAAGAAATTCGTAAGCGCATTAGTTCTTAATCTCATTATAATTGGTTGTGCTACTGTGACCCCAAATAAAATAGAAGATGATAAATCTTCATATGATGCAAGTACTCCAAAGCAATATCAAAAAGATAATGGTGGATTAATTTGTTTTGTTGGAGATGATGCTTTAATTACTTCACAAGCGCGCGAGAGATATAATAATTTAATTAAAATGTATAGAATCAAATTCAAAAAAGAAAAAGCAATTGATCTAGTTGAAGATTCTGGAATTAAACCTTATAAGGATACTTTCGGTAATGAATTGTTTTTAATTGATAGCGAGCATCTTGTTTATTTTGGTGTTATGAACTCTTGGCTAAAAGAAAAAGTCCCAGCAGATAATATTATAGATAAAACAATAGATAAAATAAATAATTAAAATGGGCAAATTAATTTCTAGTAAAAGATATTTGTATATTGCTAATGGCGCAGGATTATCTCCAAACATTAATGGATTAAGATTTTATGATAGTGGATTAATACAGCTTGGCATACCTATTTATTATGATGAAACAAATACTTATAAACTAAGATCGTTGGCTGGGCTTTGGGGGTTATCAAGAATTGATAACACGATAGGTGATTTTGTCCGATTTAATAGTTCAATATTAGGAGATTACACTGCCGCAAATGGATGGTCTGGAACACTTACAATATCTGAATATAAAAATAAAATTTCAATTAAAAAACAAAATCTTGGTGGTGGAAAAATAATTGCACCACGAAAAAGTAAATATGAATTAATTCTAACAATTTCTCCAACAAATGAAGTATATAAGATATATACTGATAATATTGATCCAATGGGTTTTTACGGGCGAACATCTAAAAATGAATATAACATTGACATTGTAAAAGACGACGGATCGTATTGGTACGTGCATTTTAGAAATATAAACGATGGAGATTATTGTAATTCATTTGGAACATCCGACAATGACCAAGAAGATTTTAGAGATGTTAATTGGGATATTTATTATTATAAATATCAGAATGGATGTCCCAATTTAAATTATACGAGATTAGATATAATAATTAATCAAAGATATTAACTATGCTCTCAAAAAAATCCTTAGATCTTATTCTCGAATTTGAAGTTGGCGGTGGTCAAAACTATTATAATAAATTTTTAAAAAATCCAACATGGCCAGGAGAGCAAAGTGGAGTTACAATTGGTGTTGGTTATGATCTAGGATATGTAAATAAAACTGAATTCACAAATGATTGGAAAGATCTTCCTCAAAAAGATTTTGATAGATTATACAAAGTAGTTGGAATAAAAGGAATAGCTGCAAAAGATCTTATTAGAGGATTAAGAGATATAGTTATTCTTTGGGAATTATCTTTGCAAGTCTTCAATAATAAAACTGTAGCTAAATTTTACAACTTAACAAAAGACACTTTTCCTAACTTTGATAATCTTCCAGAAGATGCAAAAGGTGGATTGGTTAGTCTTGTATTTAATAGAGGAGCAGCTTTAGAAGGTGATCGTCGCCGTGAAATGAAGTTAATAAGAGATGGCATGAAATTAGTATATAATTATGATCAAAAAGCATTAACATTTATAGCTAATCAAATAAGAAACATGAAAAGAATATGGATTGGTGGAAGCATAGAAAAAGGAATGAGTAGAAGAAGAGACGCAGAAGCTAAATTAATAGAAGAATCATTAATAACATCTCCAATTAATAAATTAGAACAATCTGATAAAGCTATAAAAGAAGTTTTTAAAAATTTGTAATAGTGTAAATTTATATTATGGGTAATTTATCTTGCAGATCAGGTCCTGGAAAAATAGATTTCAAAAAATCAATAGGATTAGGGTCTATATATGGTATTTTATTTACTGTTCGATCGCTATCTAATTTAGAACTTTGGTTGAAAGGTGATACTGGAATAATTTTAAATGGTAGTTCTAGAGTCACAACATGGCAAGATCAAAGCGGCAATAATAGACATTTTGTTGATAGATCAACCATAGGAATTGGAGGATCTTATGTTTTACCAACTGTTGTTGGAAATACTTTAAAATTTACTGCTAGTAGTACTTATTCTTCTCCAACTGCGACAGTATTAGCTTGTGCAAGTTCTTCTTTGAATTTAACAACTCCATATACTATATTTGTAGTTGCTAGAGGAAGAAATGGAGCAATAATATCTAAAAGTACGGAAGATCAAAAAAGAAGAAAAACACAAATATCAATGGATGATGCTGGAGTAGTATTTTCTTTTGAATCTTATGGTGTTGCGGCTGATACTGGAATTACTTATACAACTGGCACAGGATTAAATTTAAATACTAAAAGATTAATAGCCGCGAGATATAACTCTAATACTTCTAGAGAATTAAGATATAATGGAGTTCTTGTAAATACATCAAGTGCAGAAGCAGGTTTGCAGTATACAAATTCTGCTCCAGTTTATATTGGAGCATCACCATTTTCATATGGAAATAATCCTAGTTATAATGCAGAAGCATGTTTAGAAACTTATATTTATGAAATAATTTTATATGGTAGATCTTTAAGTAATACTGAAGTATCAAAAGTAGAATCTTATTTGAATCAAAAATATACAATTTATTAAAATGTGTAATTAAGATATAATGAAAAAAATAATATTAATACTACCATTATTTTTATTAATATCTTGTTCTGAGCAGAATTTTGAAAGTAGGGAATTACCTACAAAATATCCAGAAACTCCAACTATGGGTAATGCAGATGATGCAACAAAAGGCACTTTAAATCCTTAATTTTAATTCGATTTAATTGTCTCTTAGGTGTATATTATATAAATGAGTATAGACAATCCCGATAATTTCGGCTTTGAACCCATAGAAGCCGCTAGAAGTGGTCCAAAATCATCTGCTCAAACTCCCGCTAAACCTAGCGAAAAAAGAAAAGGATCGTCTAAAAATAAACCTGGAAGTGCTGGTACAAAAAGTGATAAAGCTATTGACTTTTCTAAAAAAGTAATAGAAGCTCTTAAAAATAAAGTTAAAGAGCACAATAGTAAAAGCAAAAAGAAGGTCACTTTAGGTCAATTAAAAAAAGTATATCGTCGTGGCGCAGGAGCATTCTCCTCTTCTCATCGCCCAGGAAAAACTCGTGGACAATGGGCAATGGCTAGAGTAAATATGTTTTTAAAAATGGTTGGTGGCGGAAAAGTTAAAGACTCCTATCGTAAAGCTGATAGTGATGTTGCTAGAGCCTCTATTAAAGACTATGAAATCGATACATCTTTTGAGCCAACAGATGAAGACTTTATTCAAGCAGATGAAGATATTAAAAATTTTGAATTAAATGATTTTGAATTTGATAGCATAGAAGAACTTTATCTTGATGATGAGAGTGACGGTCAAATATATGGCTTTGAATTATAAAGGATAAATATATGGAAACAAAATATACAACAATTTTTAGCGCAGAATTAAAATGCATAGTTTCTGAAGAAAAAGATTTGCATCTTAGTCTTGCTTCATTAGAAAGTCTCAGAGAATTTTTACCAGAGATTGATACAGAAAAAAATATTGATCTTCTTCCAATTTCTACTAATGCTTTTGTTGCTGGTAGAGTAAATCGTAATGGAGATGTTATAGATAATAAAACAGCAGTAGAGATTGCTAAACATTTTATTAACAAGCCAATTAATCTTGAGCACAATAGAAATCAAGTTATTGGTTGCATTTTAAATTATGGATTTAATACATTTGGCACAGAAGAAACGATAACAGAAGAGCAAGCCTTGAATTCTAAAGATCCATTTAATGTAACTCTCGGTGGAGTAGTTTGGAAAGTTGTTAATAAAGATATTGCTAATCTTATCGAAGAGAGCAATGATCCTTCTAGTCCAAATTATATGTCTGTAAGTTCTAGCTGGGAACTCGGCTTTAATGATTATAATCTAGTTTTATTAGATAATGAACAAAAGAATATTATGGATGGAACTATCGTACAAGATGCAGAACAAATTGATAAACTTAAGAGTAAATTAAGATCATTTGGCGGCTCTGGTAGAATGAACGATAAGCAAAAGATTTATAGATTAGTAGTTGGAAATATCATACCACTAGGTATAGGACTAACTGGAACTCCAGCAGCAGATGTAGTAGGAGTAGCAGTAGAAGAGAAGGAAAAAGACCTATCTAGCGTTATGGCTACAGAGGCAACGGAAATTAATATTTCACAAAATGAAGATTTAAATGTAAATTCAACTAAGGATACTAATAATATTATGAAAATAACCAAAATTGAAGATATTACAGCAGAGACTCTTAAAGAGATTCAAGCTTCCCAAGTTGCAGAATTTATCTCAGAAGAAATTAAAAAAGCTTCTGAGGCTTTTGATCTTGAAAGAAAAGAAAAAGAAGAAGCAATTAAATCTACTAACGAAAAGTATGAAGTTCTCACAAAAGACTATACCTCAATGAAAGAAGAGCTAGAAAAAGTTAAAAACTCTCTAGCTGGACTTGAAGAGGAAAAAGTTGCTAAGATCCGTGAAGAAGTTTTCAATGTTCGTATGGCCTCATTTGATGAGGAATATGAACTATCTGATGAGGATCGTCAAATTCTCGCTTCAGACATCAAAGATTTAAATGACGAAACTTTTGCTGCTTATAAAAATAAGATGACAGTCCTTATGAAAGAAAAAAATAAGGCTGCTAAAAAAGCAAAAATGGATAAAGAAGATATCAAAGACAAAGGTGTTGATGAATCTAAAGAAGATAAAAATGGTAAAATCATTAAATCTTCCATAACTGAACTCAAGGCTTCCGAAGAAGCCAAAGAAGTAGTCAATCAAGCTTTAGACAATGGCATCCAGCAAGTAACTGATGTTCCTGCTACTGCCACTGCTAATGAACCTTCCTTGTACGAAAGGTACAAGAAAGCCTTTAGCATTGAAGGTTTCAATGTATCATAAAAAATAGGAGATAAAAAATATGGCATACGTATCAACAACAAAACTAATCAAGCCATTTCGCGATTATGATGAGCATAATGTCATCAATTTATTCGCATTTGATGGCACAGCCAACAAAGGAACACTTGTAAAAGTTAGTACTGGTTGGAGTAATACAGACGCTAACGGTGGCATTACCCCAGTTGCAAATCCACATGCTGCAACTTTTAATGGCACAGTTAGTCAATATCACGTTTTAACACCACGCGTTTTAGATGCTGGAACAGGAGATGCACCAATCGGCATTCTTTTGAATGACGTTAGACTAACCGACGAAAACGGTGAGTTTCTAATATACAAACCAGCTAAAGCTGCAGAACTCGGAGCAGTAGCTTCTGGTCAAGCAGTTCCAATTCTAACAAGAGGAACGGTTCTTTATGCTGCTAACGCAATCACAGCAGGCATGGTCGCTGTAAGTGCTGCAAATGGTACAATCACTGGTTATACCGATGCAAATCTTCCAGGTGCTAACACACTAGCTCAACGCAAAGTTGTCGGAAGATGGCTTGGCGCAACCGATAGTGATGGTTACGCTTTACTAAAATTAGATATCTAATTTTATAAGGAGAAAAATTAAATGAAATTAAAATTAAAAAATACACCAGAACAAGTTGAACTCATCAAAGCTATGGGTTCCAGAAATGGTACAGAAAGCCGCGAAGCTCTAGAAGCTTTTGCAGCTTTTGTTGGACCAGTCGTTCAAAAGGTTCTTAACGAAAGTGCTCTCTCTTCTGCCCTCTATACTGATATGGCATATGATGAAGATGATAGTCCTTCTATCCCTCTTGATCTATACTACAACGAAGATACAGGATTAATCTCTGTATGGAGTCAAAATGTAGCAGGTGGCATGCCAACTTCTACAGTTGACGTTCCAGTACAAGAAATGAAATTCAGTACCTATCGTTTGGATAGTGCTGTTTCTTTCAATAAGAAATATGCTCGCAAGAGCCGTCTTGATGTAGTAAGCAAAGCTATCGAGCGCATGACCCAAGAGGTTCTTGTAAAACAAGAGCGTAATGCTTGGTCAGTTGTTCTAAAAGCTGTTGCTGAAGCTGCAACAAAGAATGGTAAAGCTGCTTCTGTAGGTTCTACAGGATCTCTTCGTCATCTAGTTGATGGAGCTGCAACTGCGGCTGCTTTCACATTAGCAGATCTAAACAGGCTTGTAACTCGCATGAAAAGAATCAGTCAAGGTTTTGCAGGTGGCACAGCTGCTGAAACTCGCGGAGTAACAGATATTTTTGTTAGTCCAGAAGTTAAAGCTGCTATCAGAGCATTTGCTTATAACCCAATCTTCCCAGTATCTGGAACTGCTCAAAGCTCAGTACCAAATAGTGTTCGTGAAGACATCTATCGCGGTGCAGGCACAGAAGAAATTTATGGTATAACAATCAATGAATTGCTTGAACTTGGCCTAAACCAAAGATACAATACTCTATTCAGTAACGTATTTAATAATGCCACTGCACCAAGTGGCGATTCTGATGGTTACTATAATGGTAGTGGTTTCGCTACAGCTTCACAAGAATTAATCGTCGCAGTTGACGGAACTCGTGATGCATTTGTGCGCCCAGTAGCTCGTCAAGCCGAGAGCGGTGGTCAATTTGTTGTCCTACCAGACGACCAATTCTACGCTGCTCGCCAAGACAAGACAGGCTTCTACGGATTCGTAGAAGAAGGTCGTGTTTGCTTGGATGCTCGCGCAGTAGGCGGAATTGTACTAGGCTAATTCTGATACAATCAGTCATGAAAACCCTCAAGGTAAATCCTTGGGGGTTTTCTTTTTTTTAGAAAAGGGTATAGTTAATCAATATAATAAGGTTAAAGGCAAAAATATGGCAAAAAAGAAATTAAAATTAAACGATCTTCATCAAGCTCATGGTAAAGATGAAAGCAAAGAAACAGTTCAAAGTCTAGATCAATTATGGGGTGACGATGGTCTTTCAAAATATAAGACTTTAGATGTTGTTGAATATACTCAAAATCTTGCAGAAATGAATAAAAGCGATCTTCAAAATCATGCTGCAAAATTAGGTCTTGTACCAATTGATAGTAGAGAAATTCTTGTTAAAAGACTAGTTGCAGAATTTAAAAAGCACGTTACAAAATATCAACCAGTTCGCAAGCAAGAAAACGTAGACGAAAGCAAAGAAGCTAAAGTAAGAAAATTATTATCAGAATAATTTAGATTAATTCTGATTAATTTTTCTGCCATGTGTAATTATTACTATGGCAACAAGTTATAATATATCCACATATCAAGGCGATTTCTTACAAGCATCTTTATCAATAAAAGACTCTAATAATAATCTTATTAATTTAAGCGGATATGATGTAAGAGGTCAAGTTAGAGTTAGTTATGGCTCTACTGGAGTTTTATTAAATTTAAATCCAGTTATAACAAGTTATGTTTCTGGACTAATAAATATTAACATATCTTCAAATACAACGCAAGATCTTCCAGTAGGAATGTATGTTTATGATATAGAAAGATTTCCTTCTGGTATAGCTACAGGAAATAGCATCAAATTAATGGTTGGAAAATTTATAGTAAGCCCAGAAACTACGAGATAATAAAATGTCTGATATTAAAGTAGACATTGTCCTTCCTGGTCAAGTTAATACTAATGTAGAATCTCCTAGCCAATCTGTTGCTGCAAATGTATCGATCCCTAGCGCAATTAATGTTGATATAATATCTCCGACCCAAGCTCTTGCTACAAATATATCTATTCCTGGACCACAAGGACCAGCTGGAATTCAAGGTCCTAGTGGATCAATAGGTCCTAGTGGTGCTACTGGACCAAGTGGTGCTACTGGTCCATCTGGAGTCCAAGGGCCAAGCGGATTAATTGGTCCAAGTGGAGCAATAGGTCCAAGTGGTGCTACTGGTCCATCTGGAGTCCAAGGGCCAAGCGGATTAATTGGTCCAAGTGGAGCAATAGGTCCAAGTGGAGCTACTGGTCCATCTGGAGTCCAAGGGCCAAGCGGATTAATTGGTCCAAGTGGAGCAATAGGTCCAAGTGGAGCTACTGGTCCAAGTGGTCAAAAAGGTAATCCAACTACGATTAATAACTTATCTGAACAAAATATTATTATAACTGGAGCAGATGGTAATATAGTTACAACAAGTGGGCTTACAACAATTTATATTTCTGGTAATAGCGGATATTTCCAATCTGCAGTAAATTCTCTTAGTGGAACTGTTACTGGAAATTACGTTACAAAATCTAATGGACAATTTATCAATCGTCCTACTGTAAATGGTACTGGTGTTCTTTTAAGTGGTGAAGCAGCTAGGTTACCAACTACAATTCTTTATACAACTGGAAATCAAATTAAAAGCGGTCGTTTAATAATTGGTGATGATGCAATTAGCATAGTAGATCCAAATTCTCAATATACACTAAGTCTTCAAACAAATAGCCCAAGAACTTGGTTAGAAATTTTAAATAATAGTGGCGCTAATAAAGGAGTATTTTTTGGAATAGAAGGTAATAATTTTGAACAATGGAATTATCAAGGTGGAGATATAGTATTTTTCACTGCAGAAAATGTTTCTGATGGAGTAGCAAGATTAACAATAAAAAATGATGGCAAAGTTGGCATAGGCACAAGCTCTCCATCTCAAAAACTAGAAGTAGTTGGAAATATAAAAGTTACTAATAGTGGATTCTTTAATAGTGGAATTCAAATCGGAACTGGATCGGTATATATAGAACAACACAGAATAACAATTGATAGCGAACCTGTAATTACTAGACCTGGCCTTAATGCCATAAGTGGCTATTTTGAATCAGAAAATACCATAGGCTATAGCTATGTTATACCAGTTGGAAATGATAATTATTTTGTTACTTATCCATCTGTTTTAAATTCTGACCCTAGATCAATTAACTGCATATTCCAAAACACTGTAGATAACATAATTTACTACTATTCTATTGGTAATATCAATAAAACTGGTTTTTATATCAATTTTAGTGACCAAATAAATAATACTGGATATTCTTTAAATATTAATATCAAAAAATAAAAAAAATGTGTAATACTATAAAAGGTAAACAAAACTATGATTAGCGCATTCAAACATATTCGTCTAAGTGGTCAAAACTTACTTCCAACATTTGATTCAACAAGTAATACTTTAAGACTTTCTCTTGGCAATACAGGATTAGCCTATTATCCAGAATTAACTGGTCTTAGTGGCTATTTAAGAGGTTTAATTCAAACAGCAGACGATGATGTAACGCGTATTAATGGTTTAAGTGGCGCAGTAACAATAACAGGCGGAGCAGGAGTATCGATAGGTATTAATTCAACAACTAATACAATCACAATTAGTGGTGCAGATAGTGGATATTTTCAAGGCTTAGTCGATACTTTAACTACAAATCTTGGTAATACTGGCTCTAATCTAAATATAAAAATAGATAATCTTAGTGGCTATGTTACAGGAACATTTGTTAGAAAATTAAATCAACAAGTATTTAATACTAATATTCCAGTTGGGATTGAAAGTACTGGAATATTGTTTCCATTAGCATTCTCTTCAACACCAAGCACAGTAAATGTGACTCTTGAAACTGCTGGCGATGTAATGTATATGGTAGGAGTAAGAAACAGAAGTGCAACTGGATACTTTGCAGATTTCTCTGATATAGTTTTAGAGAATACTGTTAAACTCAATACATTTGCTAGTAATCAATAATTAATTTGTGTAATCTACATTGATTTTACATATAATGTGTAAAGTCTAGTCTATCGAAAGATAGCAGATTGGGTAAAACCAACAAAAAAGATTATGGCAAATATATTTAGAGCTAAAAGTTTAATATCTCGCACAGGAGTTTTCTCTAACGAAGTTCTTTCTCCAAATTTAATTTATAATACTGGCGATCAAACTATTTCTGGAGTTAAAACATTTGCATCCAGACCAAATGTAAATGGCACAGGAGTTTTATTAAGTGGAGAAGCTGCAAGTCTTCCAACAACAATCGTTTATACAACTGGAAATCAAAATATTTCTGGAATTAAAACATTCATAAACAATCTTGAAGTTCAAGGAACTGGGATCTTCAATGCTTTAGACTTAAGTAATATTAGTGACTTTAATTTTTCTGGAACAAATATTAATTTAATAAGTGGAAATGTCAATATCTCTGGTCAAATTTATATTTCTGGTAACCCAGTATTAACTGGAGTAGATTTAAGCTCTTACGCAACAACATCTAATCTAGCATCAACTGGTTCTACTTTAAATTCTAATATAATTTCCTTAAGTGGATTGTTCACGGGTTATACTGGAACTTTAGATAACACTTATGCAACTGATACTCAACTTGCTAACACTGGCTCAACTTTAGATAATAAGATAAATTCACTTAGCGGAGTTTCAGTATTGACATTTGGTGAGCAAAATATATCTGGAAATAAAACATTCATAAATAACATCAATGTATCTGGAAGTGGAGTTTTTAATGCTCTTGATTTAAATAATATTGATGTATTAAGTTTATCTGGAGTAGACATAAGTATAACCAGTGGGAATATTGTTCTAACAAATCGCCCAACAGTTAATGGTACAGGAGTTGTTTTAAGTGGAGAGCTTAACAGTACTGGAATTTTATTAAGTAATAGAATAAACTCTTTGAGTGGCTATATAAACTCAACATCTAGCAATATCGTTTTTATAACAGGAAACCAAACCATTTCTGGGGTTAAAACTTTTGTAGAAAATGCAACATTTGGTGATACTGGTCAAGGAGACTTTTTAGTTATTTCTGGTAATAATTTCACAGTCTATGGAAGTGGTAACTTTATTAGTGGACTTTTTGTAAATGGGAACGCAGTGCTAACTGGAATTAATTTAAGTTCATATGCAACGGTAACTAATCTTGCTTCAACTGGCTCAACTCTTGATACGAAAATCAACAATTTGAGTGGATACGTTACTGGAGCACATGCAACGTTTGCTTCTATTACGAATTTAGGTAATACTGGTTCGAATCTTGATACGAAAATCAACAATTTGAGTGGCTATATTAATTCCTCAAATAGTAATATCGTATTTACAACTGGAGATCAAACTATAGATGGAACAAAAACTTTTTCTTCAAATTCATATTTTACAAATGATATTAATATCGCTCAAAATTTAAGAGTTACTGGTTCATCTTTTTTCAGTAATAATTTGAGCGTAACAGGTAATTTAAATGTTAGCGGGAATATAAATAATTCGACCTTAGTTTTAACAAAAGGGAAACAAACAATCAGTGGAGAAAAAACTTTTGTAGATAACATGTCTCTTAATGCTTTTACTGGAAATGGATATGATACTTCAAATCTTGATTTTCGTTTAAATATTGGAGGAAACACAGGGGAAAATGTAGGAATTCAAATCGATGCTTACGGAATTAATCCACCTCAAATATTAATGAGAAGAGCTCGCGGACTTCCAACTAATCTCTCTGGAGTATTAAAAAATGATGTTTTATTTAATTTGCAAGCAAGAGGTTATGTTTCTGGATTAAACGATTACTCTACAAATAGCAGAGCAGCAATAAGATTAATTGCAGCAGAAGATTGGGTAGGAAGACCAAATTACACTGGGCAAGGAACAAATATTTTATTTAGAACGACAAATATTGGCACTGGTTTAGCAATGGATAAAGTAATTATTAATACTAGTGGATTAAATGTATTAGATGGTAATATTTATATTAGCGGAAATCAAGTATTGACAGGCGTAGACCTTTCGAATTACTATACAAAAAATAATCCTAGCGGATTTATTACGGGCGTAGACCTTAGCTCTTATTTAACCTCTACAAACGCATCAAATACTTACGTTACAAAATCTAATGGTCAATTTACTAATCGTCCTACTGTAAATGGAACAGGAGTTCTTCTTAGCGGAGAAGCAGCAAGTTTACCTGACACAATTGTTTATACTACAGGTAATCAAATTATCAGCGGAAATAAAACTTTCATCAACAATATTCAAGTCTCAGGTACTGGAATTTTCAATAATTTTAATTTAAATGAAATTGATATTCTCAATTTATCTGGCATATCTGTTAATATAACAGGTAGTGTTTCTTTAAATACAAGGCCAACTGTAAATGGATCTGGTGTTCTTTTAATTGGAGAGGCTGCTTCATCAGTTATATCTTCAAATAATTTCTTTGTATTATCATTTGATCATACTAGTGACCAACCTACATCTGGTGGAGGCCATAATTATTTTGCAGCAGGTAATTTAGGATTTAATTCTGCTGGCGCTAATAGAAGATATATTCAAGTACTAGAAACTGGCACAGCAAGAAAAGCTACTTGGCAACATATAGCAGGAACTTCACTACCTTCACCAGCTTTAAATTCTACTGGATATTTTATTAATGTTACAACAAATACTCTAGGAGTAATTAGCACTTCTATTTTAAGCAATAATACAAATATTCCCAATAATTTTAGTGGACTAATTAATCCTCCAGTTCCATTAAATATGGGTGATTATGTTGTATGCTCTTTATATACCCCTGTATTTACTATAAATCCATCAGGACTTAGAGATACTGTTAGAGTATATTGCTATTAATTTAAAGTGTAATATTTATTATATGAACATTAAAGTTGTAGACGTAGCTACTGAATTATACGATGAACTAGGTGAACCAGTTGATATTAGTGTGCCTTCTATAGCTTATTGGCTTAGAAGCAATATTGGTGATCTTAATATCATGATAAATAAAAAATTTTATATAGACCAAACAACTCTAGAAATTACTTCTGAAGATACTGATTTATTTGGAAATGTAGAAAAAAGCATATTTAAAATGATATACAGCATTCATTACTATGAAAGATTATTTCGTAATGCCTTATATGCTGCAACTCAAGACAGCGTTATTAGCATAAGTGATGAAGGTAGCTCTGTAACCAAGATTAATAAAAATGAATTAGCTAAAAATTATGCATCATTAAGAAAACAAATTAATGATGAGTTAAATGTTTTAACTAAGAATTATAACCTTAATGAAGCCAAACCTCTTCAAGTTGCTGGGGATGATACTATTCCTGGATTTTCTAACGAAGGAAATCAATCAGCTAATATATATCATAGGTCAATCTAATGGCAAGCTTATTATCAGAGATCGAAATAGCAAATGCTACTGGAGTTTTAGGAGATCTTTTTGATACCTTTTCAAGAGAAATTTTAGTTTACAAAGAGCCTAAAAAAATAATAAATCAACTTTCCACAAATTCGCTTCCTGGATATGGCGAAGCAGCAATGAAAACAAATATCACTTATATTCCTGTAAGCGGAGCTTTTCAAGCTAAAGTTAAATATAATCCAAAACAAGATCTTGAATTATTGCCAGAATTAAAAAGCAGAGTCAGCAAAGGAATAGTCAAAATTAAAGTAGAACAAGAAGCTAAGGATTTTATTACCAGCAATGGAAAAACAGAAAAAATTATGATTGATGGCAAGCCTTATAATATCATAACAGATTATACTCTTAAAAAATTTATCTCCTTAGATTATTTTGTTTTCTTCTTAGAAGCAGCAGCATAATGAAAGTTAAATTAAATCAAAATAAAATTGCAGAAGCTATTTCAAAAAATTCAAAAATGGCAAGCTTGATTCGTAAAGAAGTTCGTGCAATAGTAGAAGAGTATGTTGAAAAAAGTCAAGATGAAATGGTTAGTGAATTTTTGAATCATCCAGTTACAAAAGAAATTGATAATGGTCCAGAAGCATCAAATATTTCTAGTACTTTAGGCGGACAAGGAAATCTTTTTAGCTATATTGGATTTGAAGAAGGCTCAGAGCCAACGGAATCTGTTAAAGAAATACTAGAAAATTCAGTTAAAGTAAGTACTAGACCAGAGATATCTGTAAATGGTAAAAATATAAAAATTAATTTTCCAGTATCTGGGCCAACTATTTCAGAAATTGAATCTGAAACTCCAATGCCATTTGAAGGTGGAAAAAGTTGGGTTAGCGGAGTTGAAAAAGGAATTTCTGGATTCAGTTATTATGTATTTAGAAAGTTCATTAAAAATAGTAGATCATCTACTGGAATTCAAGCTGAACCACAAGTTAGAACTGGTAGCTTTAAACCTTCACCTTACTTGTCTGTAATATTAAAGAAGTTCTATTCAAAAATTAATGCTAAATTTAACATATGAAACCACAATTTGAAAACATTTTAATGAGTAGCATGGTTCTTTGGTTTGATCATACATTAATCAAAAAGGGTGAAGCTTTTAGTAATTATAATAGTGAATTTTATCCTATTACAAATATATATAATGGCTACTATACTTATGGCGCACCTTTTAAAAATTTAATAAGAGATGAATCTATAACTGGAGTTAATATTATTAGTGGAGTTTATTTAAATAATAATTTTATTAGAACTGGTCAAAGTGGTTTAGTAGCAATTAACGCAGATCAAGGACAACTCTATTTTAATTCAGGACTAAATAATCCAACTATTAGTGGGAATTATGCTGTGAAAGATTACGGAATATATCTTACTAATGAAAACGAAGAAAAGATATTATTTGAAACAAAATTTAATTTAAATCCAAAAACAACAGAGAATCCAACTGGATTACCAATTAATGCTCAAAGTTATCCAGCAATATATTTAAAGAATAATGGTGGCAATAATACTCCTCTAGCTTTTGGTGGCTTAGATAGTAGCAATATTAATGTAAGAGCTATTGTAATATCTGATTCTATATTTAGCATGGACGCTGTAAGTAGCATATTCAAGGATACAGCTAGGACTTATATTCCAATAATCCAACCCTCTGAAATGCCATTTAATAGTTTAAATGGACTAAAATCTCGTTATAATTATGATTTATTAACTACTGGTAGAGCAGGAACAGCTAATAGTGTTTATATTAAAAACGTATATATTAGCAAAAATGTTGCAAATAGAACTCAATATCAGGACCTAAATCCAGATGCTATTTCAGCTTTTGTAGACTTTGAATTAGAAGTTTATAGATATCCAAGAAGCTCATAAAAAAAATCAGAAAACTAATAAATTTGAGTGTAATAACAGATAATATAGGAGAATTTTAATATGGCAAGAAATAGAATTATTTATCAATCAGAAGCTCTTTACGCAGGACCAAGTCCAGCAACAGGAGATCACTTTTCAGCTGGAAATAGCGGAACCAATTTAGTTAATCAATTGCACAGAGTTCAAAGTGCAAATTACAGCTTTAACATCGCTCGTCAAGATGTTAATCAATTCGGTGAACTTGGAGCTATTGATCGCGTAATTCTAGAATCTCCTACAGTTTCTCTTGATTTCAGCTATATTTTAAATAGTTTTGGTAATGAAGAATCTTTAGGTTTTGGTCCTCTAGACAGCACTGATGTAACATGTATTTCTGGAATTCTTAACAAAACAGCAGATGAAAGAAATTACTTCATTCGTACAGTAGCAGAAGGAAGTGATGCACTTTCAATCGGAACTGGTGCAGCTAATCAAAACGTTATCGCTATTGGAAACGGATTTATTACTTCATATTCTACAGAAGCTTCTGTTGGTAATTTCCCAACAGCTACTATTAATGTTGAAGGCTTAAACATGCAATTTGATGCTGGAGTAACTGGAAATTATATTCCAGCTGTTACCGCAACTAATGGTGCAAAAATTACAAGTAAAAAATATGCACTACCTACAGCAACAAGCTCTATCGCTCAAAATTCAGTAAGTGCTTTGCGCCCAGGAGATATTAATCTTACAATAGATCAACCATCTGGCGGAGCTACAATCTCTGATGCAAAAATTCAAAGTTATACTCTTAGTTTTGATCTAGCTCGTACTCCACTACAAAAACTTGGAAGTAAATTTGCTTTCGCAAGAGAAATCAACTTCCCAGTTACAGTTAACATGCAAATCCAAGCAGAACTTGGTGAGCTAACAACTGGTAGTCTAGCTGATATTATCACTGCAGATAGAACCTACGATCTACAAGTCACTCTAAAACATCCAACAAGTGGCACAGATCAAATGATCTACAAGCTAGAAGGAGCAAAACTAGATAGTCAAGAGTTTTCAAGCTCCATCGGTGCTAATAAAGCAGTAACATTAAGCTTCTCAACACAAATCAATGGTCCAAGCGTAACAGATCGCGGATTATTCATGAGTGGATTAAAAGACTAATATACAGAATAGTTAAAGATATAAAGTACCCCGCTAAGTTTAATCTTGGCGGGGTATTTTTTTGGTGTAATATATAGTAAGGTAAAAGGTCAAAGGTAAATCTATGGAAAAAGGCGATCCTATTAAGGAATATGTTGTATTTCAACTTCGTAGAAAAATAACTAATCTATACAAACAGTTTTTATTTATTCTTGAAGATGCTCATACTTCAAAGTATAATACTAGTGATGAAACATATCAAAAATATCGCAAAAGAGTACTTGATTATGGTAACGATACTATAAGAGAGATTGAAGATGATATATCTAAATTAGATTTCAATTTAAAAAAATGAAAAAGATCCGCTTCAAATATTCTGAAGAAGACATTATTAAAGGTAATTTAGGACTGCAAACAATCCAAAGATCTTTAAGAAGTTATGGTATTTTAAATCCTACTTTTGAAGTAGTAACAAGTCAAAATTTCTTAAAAAATGTATATGACAATTGGAATGAAGAAAAACGTAAAGGCTTCATTAATCTACTAGGAGGTAGAGTTCAATTTAAGAAAATTAAAAATTATATAGAATCAATCGAAAGGAAAAAGGCATATGAAAAAACTATTTGAATTTAATGTACCAAAAAATGTAGAGGTAGAAGAGATCGAAATCTCTAAGAATGAAAAAGGAGAAGAAGTAAAAACTACTAAAAAGACTAATAAAAAAGAATTAGTTAAAGTTTTTCTCCGCAAGCCAACTCGTTCTTTATTTGATGAAGCTGAACTATTCTATGGAGTTAGATTATCAGAGGGCATCAAAGCTGGTCTTTTAACAAGAGCTTTACTATCTAAAAGATTCACAAATGATGGTGGAGTTTTAAGCGAAGAAGAAAAGAATGTTTATGCCACGCTTTATGTTGCGCTTTTTGAAAAACAAAATGAATTTCAAAAACTTAGCATTAAAGATGAATCAGAAAGAACAGATGCCGAAAAAGCAAGATATCAACAAGTTATTGTTGAATTAACAGAACTTAGAACACAAATTCAAAATTTTGAAACGGCTCAAGCTAGTCTTTTTGATCAAACCGCAGAAAATAGAGCTAGAAATAAAACTATTCTTTGGTGGGTATTACAACTTTCTTATATTATAGATGACAAAGGAAATGAAATTCCATTCTTTGGTCATGGAGAATTTGAAAGTAAATTAAGTATTTACGATAACATGGAAGAAAATGGTAGTGAATTTGAGAGTTTAGTTTGTCGTAAATTAGCTTATTTTGTAAGCTTCTGGTATGTTGGTCGTGCAGCTTCTCAAGAAGAGTTCGAAAGACTTGCAGCTTTGTCTGTTGATGATTCAGCAGTTGAACAAGCTGTTACTGAAAACAAAGAAGAAGCCAAAAAATCAGATTCATGATGAATGATCGAAAACAATTTAAAGATATTATTTTCTGAAATTATAAAAGGATATTCTAAAAAGAATATCGAAGGTTTCGGGACTTTATTCTTTAAGCACGTTAATAATCAAGATTCTGCTGAGATAGATATATATAATGAGCAATTCTTCATTAAAGCTAAAAATATGGGTTTGCCTACTGAAAAAGACCAAGAAGAATATTTAATAAAAGAAGGTCTATGGGAAGTCAAAAAAGATAAAAGAATCAAAGAATTAGAAAATTTTTTAATCAATTTAAAAACAACAAAAAGCAAGCTATTTCTTAAAGCTCAAATTGATCAAATTAATAATGAAATTGAGAAAAACGAATTAGAATTAAAGACTTTAAAATTCGAAAAGAAAGATCTCATAGGATTTACATCAGAAGATTATACATTTAAAAAGCTTAATGAATATTATATGTATGTATCTTTATTTAAGGATGAATCTTTAAAAGAAAAATTCTTTAAAGAATCAGATTACGAAGACCTTGATAATAAAGAAATAATGCTATTAATTAAGAGCTATAATGAAGTAAATGGAAGATTTAATGATAGAAATTTAAAAAAGATTAGCCTTGCTGGATATTTCTCTAATTTATTTTACTTGAGTAAAGATGATCCTTACATTTTCTATGGAAAACCTCTTGTAGAATTAAGTTTTTATCAAATTGAGCTATTTAGTTATGGTAAATACTTTAAAAATATATTAAGTAATGCTAAAACTAGACCACCAGATTATTTAATGACTGATCCAGAAAAGCTTATTGAATGGTACGAAGGTTCTAAAAATGTTGAAGAAGTGCTTAATAAGAATAGCAAAGTGGCTCAAAAGGATAATGTAGCCACATCTATAATAGGTGCTACATCAGAAGATATTAATAGATTAGGCATTAAAAATGATAATGAAACAGTAGCAATTGATCTTAATAAGGAAGCAGCTAAAAAGGGTGGCAAATTAGATATGCAAGATCTTATTAAATTGCATGGATTATAAGAGAAAATATATTATATATACTAGCTGAATATTTTTCCAATAAATGTGTAATTTATGATAGGAAAAAGGCATTATGGCTGGAAATATAGGAGATCTACAAGTCAATTTATCGGCAAATACATCCCCAATGGAAAGGGATGTATCGGCCGCTTTAAAGCGATTAGAGAGTAAAGGGTTTAATTTTGGTGCTGGAATTAATGCTAAAGCATTTACTCAGCCATTAGGTAGAATTACTGGGGCAGCAAATGAGTTCCAAAAATCACTAGACGCTTCTAATGCTCGTGTTATTGCATTCGGTGCTTCAGCAGGAGCAATATATAGTATACAAAAAGCTTTTACATCTTTAATTAGTAGCACAATAGAAGTTCAAAAATCACTAACAGATATTAATGTTATTTTAGGAGCTAGTCAAAAAACTCTTGGACAATTTGGTGATTCATTATTTAAAATCGCGAAAGATAGTGGTCAAGCATTCTCAACTGTTGCTACTGCAGCTGGAGAATTAGCTCGTCAAGGTTTAAGCGTTGAGCAAACTTTAAAAAGAACTAGTGATGCATTAGTTCTCGCTCGTCTTTCTGGTTTAGATGCAGCATCAAGTGTAGAAGCTCTTACTGCATCAATTAATTCATTTAATACTTCAGCCTTAGATTCAACGCAAATTGTTAATAAGTTAGCGGCTGTTGATTCTGCTTTTGCAGTTAGTAGTGGAGATCTTGCAGAAGCTCTTAAACGAGTTGGTAGTTCTGCTCAAGATGTTGGAGTTAGTTTTGATGAACTACTTGCAATTGTTGCTAGCGTTAATCAAACTACTGCACGAGGTGGAGCTGTAATTGGTAACTCATTAAAAACTATTTTCACAAGAGTTCAAAGAACAGAAGTATTAGATCAATTAGAGTCTCTTGGAGTTGCTGTTAGAGATCTCAATGGAAATACTGCACCTGCAATTCAAGTATTAACTGGTTTAGCAAGTAAATTTGATGAATTGGGCGCAGCTCAAAAATCTCAAGTAGCAGAATTAGTTGGTGGTGTTTTCCAGATTAATATTTTGAAAGCTGCTTTAGGAGATTTAAGTAAGCAATATTCTGTATATGGCAACGCACTAAAGATTTCTCAAGGAGCAACGGATGAAGCTACTCGAAGAAATGAAGAATTAAATAAAACCTTATCTGCTCTTTTAAATAGAACTGTAGCAAATTTAACAAAAGTTGGAAGTGATATTGGAAGTTTAAGTTTTGCTCCAGCAATAGAAAAAGTTTTAGGTGGAATTAATACTGCTTTAGAAGCTTTTGATGTTAAAGGAGATTCAATTGGTGGCAAAATTGGAAAAGGAATTTTTGAAGGAATTGGCTCTTTTGTATCTGGACCAGGACTTGCGATTTTAATTGGAGTTTTTCTAAAAATATTTGGTAATCTTGCTAAATTTACAACAGAAGCAGTTAGAACAGTATTAGGATTAAATAAAGAAGCTCAAGCTCAAGCTCAAATTCAAGAACGTATCAACAGTATTCTTTCTCAAAATCCTCAATTAATTCAAAATATTTTAAACAAACAAGTTTCACTTTTGCAAGTTGAAAAAGATATATTAACTGTAATTCAAGCTCAATCTCAAGCTCGAGCACAATCTACAGCTATTGCTGCAAGTTTAACAAGAGGCTTAATTGGCAGAGGAGTCACTTCTGAAAAAGGAGTTATTACAGCTAAAACAAAAAGCCAAGGATTTATTCCTAATTTTAACGCTAACAAAGAAATGATGGGTGCAATTTCTGGTGGATATATGCCAGGTCAAGTTCGCTCTATGAATATTCCAAATTATGGAAGAGTAACTTATAATGATGCAGAAACTGTAAAACAATTTTCTGGATTATCTCAACCTGGAATTATGCCACCAGCTAATAGCGATGCAGGAAAAGCTTATAAAGAAAAATTTCAAAATAAATATGGTATTAATCCGTATGCTAGTAGTGGATTCGTTCCTAATTTTGCAGCAGGAATTCGTCCAGAAGTACAACAAAGAATAGATAAAGCTATCGCAAGTGGGAAATTAACAACATTAACACCAAATAAGACAGGAGTTCTTAGTAATATAAGCCCAGAAGAATCAGCAGCTCTTGAAAGAGCTAAAAAAACGATCTTAGCTACCAGATCTACTAATAATCCAACTAAAATAACTAAACCTTTTGATGCAACAAGTTTAGGAGTTTTATCTTTAAGAGGCAAAAGCGGTGATCTATCTACCTCTACTTCGTTAGCTACATTACCAATGTTTTCTGACGCAGTTAAAGCGGACCCATCTATAGGTTTAAATACGGTTCAATTTAATGGCGTGCAAGTTAGATCTTTGGACGCTTTAGGTAAGCAAAAACCCAACGAGTTTATTCAATTATTAACACAACAACTTTTACCACCTTTAGCTAATGTGGCAACACAGTTTATAGGTAGTGCATTAGGAAATCAAGGAGATGGAGTGAATGAAGTACTTGGAAAATTAAAAAATGGCAAAACCTTTTTACCTCCAGGAACTATCGGAGATCTTTTTGAAACAGTAGTAAAAATTGCTACAAAAAATCCAACAAAATTTTTACAATCTGTAGAGGACGATTTTAGAAGACCTTTTGATTTTGAAGAATCTGGTGCAGCAAGTGGACAATTTAAGTCAAGATTTGGATTTGAATCCAGCTTAATCAAAGCTGATGCAAAATTAACCTCTGATGCTGGAGCGATTAGATCAATAATTAAAAAAGCTTATAATTCTAATCTCGATGGTCTCCCATTTAAAGAATTATTAAATGCTAAAATTCCAAAAACTTCTTCTAAGAAAAACAAATCTCAAGGTTTCATTCCTAACTTTTCTCCAATAGATAGAGCTTTAAGTACCGAAGGAAAAATGGGAGGAAAAGGAGTATTAGATTTTCAACAAGGTGTTGGTCTTTACGTTAGAGATGGTAAAACTCAACCAAACTTTGCAGCAGTAATGAGAGATCATCCAGAAGGAATAGGTAATGCAGTTCAAAATTCCAAAAAGATGCAAAGCATGATGTCTGCAGGATTTATACCTAATTTTGCTGGCTTTGATCCTATGAGTTTATTTTATATTATGCAGAGTATCGGTGGGTCTGGCAGAGCAGCAGGAGCAGAGTTGGAATTAGAAAAAAGTAAATTAGATGCAATTTTAAAAGATAGAATAGCCGCACAACAATTGCTCAAAGTAGAAGAAGCAAAAGAAATTAAAGACCAAGCACAGATTAATTATCTTAAAAATGAACAACAACAATTATTGTCTCAAGAAAATGCACAAAGAGCCACTATGAATAGTCAGATGGGAGTTTTCGCAAGAGATAAAGGAGGAAAAATATCTGGTGGTTTTGGAGGAGCATTAGGAAGATTTGGATCAAGATATGGAGCAGGACTTGCATTAGCTGCACCATTATTAGCAGATACAGCTGCTCAATTTATTGGAGATGAAAATACTCGTGGTGGAAGAGCTCTTAAATCTGGAATATCTGGACTTGGCACAACAGCTTCTTATGCTGGATTAGGATTTCAAGTTGGTGGAGGTTATGGCGCAGCGATTGGAGGTGGTGCTGGTTTAGCAATCGGAATTTACGATGTATTTAAAAAATTAAATGATATCATGCCAGATGTTGCAAGAAGATTAGAAACTGCAACAGAAAAATTTAATAATATTTCAGCTGCAACTCAGACTATGTCTGTTTCATTGGAGACTTTAAGTTCAATAGAGGGCAGAGCAGATTTAAGTGCTCAAACAAGAGTTCAATTAAGAACCAAAGCAGAAGAAGACTTTGCTAAAAGTATAGCTCAATTAAACCAAGTATTACCAGGAGCAGGTAAACAGATCACAGATCTTTATGCAAGAATAGGAGATACCGCAGAGTTGAGACAAAAAATTACACAATTACAAACAGAAGCTCAAAAAGAATCAAAAGGTCTCGCTGCATCTGCGAATTTATATACTAATAATCAAAAAATGAATGATCTTGTTGATCCAAAACTGTATCAACAAGGAGCTCTTGGAGCTGGAAAAATGTTACTCCAAAACATGCTACCTGGAAATATAGGAGTCGCTGCTAGCCTTGGTGTGGATTTGGTCAGTAAAGACTACATCAAAGGAGAAAATAAAAAAGGATTACAGGGTGCCGAAAAAATACAATATGATGAACAAATAAAAAATGGAGCATATCAATTAGATCAACTTTTTGCTAATTTTGGTAAAAACGGACCTCTAAGTTCTGAAGAAATAGGGAAACTTCAAGCTGAATTAAAAAATGCAAAAGGACTAGATGGAATTAAAAAAGTAGTAGAAGCGTATACTGCAAATGGAACATATGCGACAGTCGTTGCAGAAAATTTAAATGCTTTAACTAAATCTGGATTTGCAGATCGTCTCATCCAAGCTTTCCGTGATCTTAAACTAGAAGCTGAAAGAATTCAAAAGGCTATAGCTGACGAGAATCAAAAACTTATCGGAGGACAAAGAAAGATTGCAGATCTCGAAAGTTATGGTAGAGCTTTTGGAGGCCAAACTCCAATTAGTGCTCAAGCTTTAGGTAGAATAGATTATAGTTCTCTTGGAGAACAGGCTAATATAGCCAGAGGTCAAGCTTTTGGAGACAGTGCTAAAAGTCAATTCTCACAATTAATGCAAGAAGTTGGATATAGCGCAGAAAATGTTCAAAAATTTAGTCAATACAATCAAGAAGCCGCAAATATACAAAAAGATCTAATCAACAAAACGATAACATTATCACAAGCCACAGAAAGATTAAAGAATTTATTTAGCGAAGTTCAATTTGAGAAAAATGCTCCATTTATGTTTTCTGGAGAAAAAGCAGCTGCACAGCAAAGCATATTAGAAGGAAAATTAAGGCAAGGAAAAATTCAAGAAGGTCTTCGACCTGCAGATTCTTTCTTTAGTAATCTTGGAGACAATGCTGCAACAACAGCAGATAAAATTAATAAATCTTTTGCTAATCTTGCATCTAATTTACAAACTGGATTTGAAGATGCATTTGGTGCATTTATTGATGGAACAAAAACTGCAGATCAAGCTTTTCAAGATATGTTATTAAGCATATCTCAGCAAATTATTAAAGAACAATTTAGTATTGGAATGAGAAGCTTGCTTGGTGGTTTAACTGGTGGCGGTGGATTTGGTGGAACATCAGATAATAGTGGCGGATTACTTGGAGGCGTATTTAATAGTATATTTGGTGGTGGCAAAGCTCAAGGAGGAATTATTCGTAAATATAGTTCTGGTGGGCATGTGCAAGGAGGAAGCGGAACAAAAGATGATGTTCCTGCAATGCTAACAGATGGCGAATATGTTTTAAGAAAAAGTGCTGTTAATAAATATGGCAAAGGCATGTTAGATATGTTAAATAGCGGAGGGATGGTCAGAGGTTATGCTAGTGGCGGAAGTATATCTATGGGTCTTGCAAATACTTTTGATATTTTTGATCCTCAAGGAAATCTTGTGCAAAATCCTATTGGTCCATATGCTCTTGAAAGAACTATATCTAGTCCAGAACAATTAAAAAATATTCCAGAATACACAGGCAAATATAATATATCTAATTTATTAAGTAGTTATGGAATGACCAGAGAAGATAATCCAATGAATGATTTGAGATCTGAAAATGCAAGAACATTTCAAGGATATCAACAAAATGTATCTAGTTTTAAAACTAGCTATAATGAAGCTATGCGTCAAGTAGAAGAGCAAAGAAAACAAGCTCAACAACAAGCAGATGAAATAAATTCTCAAGCTATGGCTCAATACAATCGAAGTCTCACAAATACTTTTATTGGTGGATTAGCTAGTGCAGGATTGAGCGCATTTGGAGCTATATCATCTTTACCCAAGGCTCCTTTTGGAACAGGTTTACAAAAATTGTTTGGAGGAGCAGCTTCTGGAGGATCTTCTGGAGGAAGCGGTGGAACATATTCTTTAAATGGATCAGGTGGTATGATTGCTGATTTCTTAGGAAAAATTGGAGGTACTGCACTTGGGGGCTTTGGTGGAGGTGGAGGTAGTAGTTTTCAGCCTGGAGAACAATTTAATGATCCAAGATATCAAGAACAAATATCAAAACAAATTGAAAGCGCAATACAAAAACAAACATTCGATAGAGCTGCTATGGGAATTACCAGTCCATATCAATCGTATGGGGGCATGGGAGGATATGGCGGTTTTGATGGAAGTCAAATTCCATATTATGGGGCTGGATCAGGAATAAATGTAGGATTAGGTGCGCCAGCTGGATTATCAACATTTACTCAAAATAAAAGCTATCTAGAGCAATATCTCACACGACCAGCTATGCTTGTACCACCAACAGGATTAGTTACAAAACCTAATTTAATGATTTCTGGATTAGAAGGTTATGGCTATGGACAAGGAAGCACATATGGTGGATATGCAAAAGGCGGAATTGTTAAAGGATATGCTGATGGTGGAGAAGTTAACAAATTTGTTAAAACATATTATCCATACGCAGTTCAAGCTGCTCAAAGATTAGGCACATCTCCAGAAGCTATATTAGCTCAACTTGCATTTGAAAGTAATTATGGAAAATCTGAATTGTCTCAAAAATCATTTAACTTAGGTGGTATTCAAGCTCAAAAAGGTTATCAAGGACAAACAATATCAATGCCAGCGAATGCAGACGAAAGAGCTAGAGGAGATTTTGCTCCAAAATCATATAGAAGTTATAATAATACAGAAGAATTTTTTAATGACTATGTGGGATTTTTATCTAAAGATAGATATTCTAAAACAATTGGAGTTGCTGATCCTGCACAAAGAGCTCAACTTTTATATGAAGCAGAATATGCTGGAGAATATCCAGGATATTCAAAACAAATTGCAAGCGTTGCAGGAAAAATAAAATCTTTTTTACCTAATAATATAGCTGGTACAAATAATTCTGTTATAGCTGGTGGTGGATTACCATCTAGTGATCTTGTTAAAAAACCTTTAAATGAAGCATTTTATGCAGGATATGATGAATACATGAAAAACATGCTTTTACCAAAAGCAACCGCTATAGCAGAAACAAATGCTGTTACAAATGCTGTTACAAATAGTCAAGCGAAAAGTGCTAATTCTCCTGTAGGAAATTTGCGTGGAACAACACAAAATTTAGCTCAAAAGGCTTATTCTATGATATTTGATCCATTAGGTAAAGGTAAAAATGCATTACCTAGTATTTTTAGAGATGCAAATGGTATACCTACCATTGGAGCTCAATCTAATGCAAAAGCCGTCGGTCAACAATCCGTGAGTCAACAATCCGTGAGTCAACAAACCTCTAGTCAACAATATCCATGGGAAAATCCAAATCAATATCCATGGGAAAATCCAAATGCACCATCGTATGATCCATCGTTTCCAATCAAAATGTTTCTTGATAAAATGAAGTCTGAGTCTCCTAGCCTTTATCAAAGTGTTGGAAATTTATATGAGCAAGTTGGATTAGCAAGAAAAAATCCTCAAATTCCATCTTATTTAAATAGATACTCATCATTTTATGGTTCAGGAAAAGATTATTATAACCCAGGAGGAATGTCAGGTTTTAATAATTACATGAATTACTTAGGTCTTGGATCAGGAACTTCATTAAGTTCATTATCTTCATTCCAATTCCCAATGACTCCTACAACTTTAAGTCCATATGCATTTTCAAGTTCTCCTTTTGGTGGTGGAGCAATAAGCTATGGAGCAGGAATTGCTTCTGCGCCTTCTACATATTTTTCAGCAGGAAGCAGGTTAGGAGCTACTCCAAGCTGGGCTAGCCGAGCAACTGGAGGAATGATTTATGGTGGAACTTCAGTAAAAGATGATGTACCAGCTATGCTTATGGGTGGAGAATATGTTGTAAGAAAAGATGCTGTAGATCGTTTTGGGCAACCATTTTTCGATAGATTAAATAGAGGACAAGTTACTGGATTTGCAGAAGGCGGACCAGTTGGAACTAATTTGCCATCTTTAACTCAAAATTTAGGGCAAAACAATGGTCAGAAACAAGATAGTCAAACTCAAATGACAGATGCTTTGACTAAATTATTAAAATCTTTAGAGCAATTAAACCGATCAGTAGAAGACCAAACAAAAGAAATTCAAGACCAAAATCAAACAAGTGATAATGGAAATACTACATCATCATCATCAGATGGAATAACCAATAACATTAATATAAATGTTAGCGTTGGTCAAGATGGTCAAGAAGGCAAGTCTTCTACAGATTCTAATTCAGAAGATAATGGAAAAGGTGGAAATGATCAAGAAAAACTCAAAAAGACATTAGAAAAATCAAGAATGTTTGCAGAATTATTAAGACAACAAGTATTAAAAACTATAGTAGAAGAACAACGACCAGGAGGAGTATTGTATCAAGGCAGTAAAGGTCGTGATATGGGAAGATAATTAAGGCTGATTTACAAATACAAAAGTTTGTTCTACTTTATCTGCACTACGATCTATTGACACTATTCTTACAGCAAATGTTTGTCCATTATTAATCCAAGAAGCATATTTAGTAATTAAATTACCATACATTTCTTGTGAAAGTTTAGAGTATTTGAAATCTGGCAAAGAAAGCATGATTGGATAACTTTTTACAACATCATCAAATTGATAAGTATCTATAAGATCTGAACCAGACCAATCACTAGATGTTATATTTACATCATTTGTTTGTTTAATATATATTGCTACTTTGTATAAAGATACATCATGCTCTGGTGAAAAATTAATCATTGTATATAATGTGCTATTTTGTTTTGTTGGTTTTTTATAATAAATAACTTGATTACTTGCTGAATAATTTAAAGCTAAAAATCTCCAATTTAAAGATCCAATCACAAAAGTATTAGCTCCTACTATTTTACCATATGGTAAATCTATATTAAAAGATGGATCTTCATTATATGAGCTTAATATATAGAATTGTTTATATGGTACTCTTTGAAGAGATTTTAAATTATCTTCAAGGCAACAGCCATCAACGCAGTCACTTGAATTTGTTAAAGATACATAATCTTTTGGGCAACTTCTTAAAAACATAAATTCATTACTTGAAGCATCATTAGCAAAAAGATAATATTTTCCAAAATAAGGTACATCACCCTCATCTTCAAATATTTTTAACTTGGTAGGATAAATAACAAAAGATATAATCTTTTTTGAATCTACTATATTTGTTAAATTAACTTCTTTTCCATTCAATATGGGATCATTATCAATACCACAAGATGAAACAAATTTTGCTACAAAGTAATGATAATTAATTCCATTTATTTGTTTAATGCCCTTTTCTAGAACTGTATCTGAACCAGATATTCCTTGCACAATAAAGTCTTCTGCATCTGGTAAGTCTAGTATAAATTCTATTATAGAATAAGCATCTTCTTTTTGTGTTCCAGCACCCAAAACTTTAACAGAATAAATATTTTTTGCAGAAAACAATTTTAAATCATCACATACATATTTAAAATCTCGAGTTTCTGGAGAGTCTACATCTCCAATGTTACCTGGATCCCAAACTCCAAGATAAGCAGGATTACTATTAATTCCACTAGAAGGCACATCTTCTGGACAGGTTACATTTTGAGAACTTAAAGAGCTGTATTTATAACTATCTAAACATCTATATGTAGTATAATAAGAGTAATCATTAGGAAATGTATTATTGATTAATTTTGCTTGAGATCTTGGGAAATAATTAAAAAATTGAGGTCCAGAAGCAAATCCATCTTTAACAAAATCTAACATTCTTGCTCCACGATTATTCAAATAATCATTACAATAGTTTTCATCAGGCCAAGCTATATTTTTGTAACTTTCTGGGGTAAAGAAGTACACAAGACCTTGATAACTTGCTGCAATTGTAGATGTATAAAGAGGATTTTGTTTAATACATTTTGTTAATGTTATATATTTATCTATTAGATTATTAGAATCAATAAATGCCCTTACTTGATCATTATCAATCGCAGCATTAAATTGAGTCAAGAATGATCTAAATACAGAAGTTTGAAGTGCATTCATATAATATATTTTCATAGAGAATATAGTATCTTGAGGCAATAAACTATCTGGTGATAATTTTACAGTTAATTTATAAATTGATTGAGTTTGATCATCTATTCTTTCTACAGGATAGTTTTTAAGAGAGATGTTATCATCTATATTAAATAAATCATCTATAAATATAAAATTATCTTCTCGGACTTTGTCTTGATCATTATTGATGTTTTTATTAAATTTCTGTGGAAACATAATGATAGATTCTAATCCTATGTTTTCTGGTAAAAGCTCTTTAAATGTAAATGAAATATTTTCTGGAGTCTCTCTTTTGTAATTTTTAAATAATTTCAATACATTTGAGCGATCAATATTTACATGACTAATATTTAATAATTTATATCCTTTGTAATTTGTATATCTAGCTTCTTTAGTGCTTTCATTATACACATTTCCACCAGCAGAAGAGTTTCCACTGAAATCAATAGCTTCTATAACGCTATAATAATCGTTATAATATCCCACATTACTTACTTGTATAAATGATTTTGGAGAGTATCCAGATCCTGTTAAATTTTGAATTTGATTATTAATATAGCCAGAGATTGTTTGACTATTTGGATTAAAAAATGTTTGTCCTAAAGTTGTAATTCCTTCTACATAAAATGTATTATTTTGAATATATGAATTTAAATTATCTTTTGCATTAAATATTAAAAATCTTGTATTTTCTCCTTTTGTTAGTTGTTGTCCACCAGTTGTATACATTGGTCCAACATCTCCAACGCTATAAGAGTTTAAATTAGTATTTGATGTTGAAGATGATGAATGATCATAATCTAATCTTCTAATATCATTTGAGAAGTTTTTTAATATAGTCTGATTTGTTGATATTGTTTCGTCTTTTGGTTTTGGTATAATTCGATCTAAAAATGTTATTTTTTTATCTACAAGATAATTAGCAAAATCAATATTTGTTGTATTTGGTACGTAATACTTAAATTCATCTGTAGTAGGAGCAGAGAAATCGAATTCCCATCCAACCACTAAATCACTTGAAGGATTGACAAAGCTTCCACCTGATATATCAGGAATCATTGAATTATATTGTTTTGAATAAAAATTAATGTTCTTAAAATTTATTTCTTTTATAGGATCTAGAATATTTACTATCCCAGAAAAAGCTTGTCCAGAAGATTCAAATCCTAATTGACTTTTAGAAAAGACTTGAAAGAAATAATTACCCGTGTTTTTTGGTATAAAAAAAGAAGATACATAACCAGAAGAATATATTGATTCTGCTATAAGATTTCTTCGGTCATTAGAATTTGGTAAATTACTTAAAGTATCTGAATCAGAAGAATATATTTTATATCCATTTTGATCTTGATTTTCTTCTGGCGGAGGGAATCTAAAAACAAAACCTTCAGCAAAATTTGTTATTTTAATTTTTTTAAATTCTACTATTGGTTGATCTGGTAATTCAGCACTCATAATTAAATTTTATCTGTTTCCATAAACTTAGTTTCATCATATTCTAAAGCTGAAATTTTATATTTATTTTCTTCTGTTTCTTCTATATCCAAAATTCTAAATTTCTGAGTTTGATCAATATATGGCTCTAATTGTGCTCCTAAATATGGCTTTTCTCTTTTTTCTAAATTTTTTTCACTAAAAATACTAGGACTTTTTTCGTATTTGTATGTTTCTGGATCTAACTCAATTGTCCATACTGTATTTTGTAATAATGTATGTTCTACATTATCTAAACTTCCAAGAAAATTAATTTTTGCATATCCACTATAATTAATTCCAGTTTCTTCAGTAACAAATGTTTGAAATGATAATCCACTAACTCCAGTAGTAGTATTAAAATTAATAGTTTGTACTTGTTTTCTTCTGATTGTATTGCTATCTGGGGTTTTAACAGGTATATTTTCGCCTTTTAAATTTATATTAATGCTATCATTTTGTAAAGAAGAATTTTCTGAAATTTGATCCATAAAATCATTTGAATTGTCTGTGCCAATTTCTAGATTTCCAGCTGGCGTTAAAACATTAAATTTACAATCTCCAATTGCTGGTAAAAATCCAGTCATATCATTGTATTTTATATCAATAATTGCAGAATCTGTTCTTAATTGATATGTTCTTCCGCCAAGAATTTTATTTTGTCTATTTTGATCTTGTATCATAACAATATCTCCAGGTTTTAAATATAAAGCTGGAAGACTTGTTTCAAAAGATACAAGTTCTGACTCTGAATTTTCTGATAATAAAGTCCATTTTCCATATCTCTCAGCTTGACTTTCACTTGTGCATCCAAAAGCGCTCATTTCCATTTCTCTTATGCCATTTCTTAATATACCTTCTCTATTTTCTACATACTTAATAGCTGGTTTATAAAAATTGTCTTTATCATTATATCTAACTAAGGCTACATTTCTTCTTACTCTTTTGCTTGTGTTGCTATATGTAAATTCTCCTTCTTTGACATTTGAATTATTAAAAATATAAATTGGATCTTTAGGTTTATCTTGAGAAGCAAAAATAAGTCCAGCCGTATAATACACAATACCTCTAAAAATACTTGCCATATCATTTATTATTTTATAAGCATCTTCTCTAGTAGAAAAAAGAAGATTGCATGTAAACCTTGGCTCTACATCTGCTATTTTTGTTTTATCAACATCATTTGGAGTATTTGATCTTTTACTCTTAACTAATTCATCACAATATCTTGATATTTCATATAGAGTCCATTTATCAACATATTTTGAATCAAAATACTTACCTAATCCAAATCTATTATTTGTAATCATATCATAAAAACACCAAGCTGGATTATCTGTCCAAGCTAAAGCGAATTCTCCATTCCAACTACCTTGATAAGTTCTAGTATATGGATTATAATTAGATGGAACTTTTACTTTTAATAGTCTTGTATCATAAGATCTCTGAGGTATAGTACTGAAGAATCTGGCATCAAAATTAGTTAAAATTGCAGCTGTATTTGGATATATTAATTTCTCATCGTATATTTCTGTAACAGAATCAACATTTGCTTTATTAGCTATATTTATATCAACTGATTCAAAATGTAATGGGGTAATTTCTATTTCCCATCCTATTGTCTCTGGTAAGGAAACTTTATCTAAACCAAGCCATTCGAAACTTTCTATATATGCTCCTTGATTTAATTTTCCAACTATCTTTAAAACCCACGTATCTGATCCAACATTATAAGAATCTGCACTAATTTGTGATGCTGGAACTGGAGTTCCATCCCATTTAATATAAGAAATTTTTTGTGGTTCAGTGATGCTAGAATCAATTCTTTTAAGTCTCAAATAATAAAGCTGTGCATATCTATCTACTCTTCCAGTTGTTGTATTCTTTGCAGCATCTGCAGCACTTTCCCATATAGTTAAATCAACAATTTGTTTAAATAATACAGAAGCTTTAATATTTAATCTTAAACCAGATAAATTTTTAGTTAAAAGATTTATTGATTTTTTATATCTTATAATCTCTCCTGTATCTTGTATTTTTCTGGCTCCTAATAATTTCATTCCAGAAGTTTTTGTTTTTGAAATACTCTTAGGAATTCTAACTAATAAATTAGATTGATCATAATCTTTTATAATTTTAACATTTTTTGCATTATTTTCTTGAGTTGTTTGTTTTATATTAAGTATATCTGTTACTTTAGATCCTGGCGCTAATATCTTGGTATAAACTTCTTCTTTTAAATCTATATGTTTGTGCTGTCGTAAATTAGAATGTAAAGATGGCTTTCCTCCATTTGTATAACCTAATCTAATAAAATCAAAATTAAGAGATGCATTCTGCGGATATGTATTATCTGCCAAAGGCGTTTCATTCCAATATATAGAACGAATTAACGGATCGGGTCCAGGATATTTTTCTATTCTTACTCCATTTTCGTATCCGAGCATACCTTCTTTATTTCCTGGAAGTGGTATTATTTCGTAATCTGTTATTCCTTCTATTGGTCCTTCGCTGATAATATCTAATATAGATATATTTGTTAAAGTTGTTATACCAACATCTTCAGATTTTTTAGCTTCATTTATATATACAGTAGAGTAATTAGTCAATGTACGGTAGTCTTCTACTGTTTGGCCAGGCTTACATGTTGCTTGATTTGGTATGACATTTGCAAGATAATTAAATTGATCCTTTGCTCCAAAAAAAGAGATTGCAGTAGTTCGTGTTTTATTTGTTTTAGTTGGATAAGTGCATGTATAAATTTGATTGTTTGTTGCTATTTTACTTTTTTCATCTTCGGTGTATAAATATAATGTAAATGCTATTTGATTAACAAATTGAGGTTCTAAAAATGAACAATCTGCAGCTGGTACAATTCTACAAGTATAAACTCCTGCTTTTGTGGGTATACCATTAGGATATTTTAATTTGTTTGGATTGACTTTTAATTTTTTAGCGTTGCTTTCACCAATTCCTGCAATATCTTTTTCTAATTTGACTTCTCCAATTAATGCTGGTGGAATAGTTATATCGTTATAAGAGCTTGGAGCAGAATAATAAGCTTGATATTCATTTAGTTCTTGGAAGTCGTCTATTGCCTTTTGGCTTGAGAAAAATGCCTTAATAGTTTTAGGAACTCTTTTTGCTTCTAATGGCTTACTTTCAGTAAAAAGAACATCAGGAATCAAATAGTCATCATTTTTGTTTTCAATTTTTTGATATGTTTCTGTTGGCAAATTAGAATAATAAGTTCCTACAGTTGTAGTTTTTCCAGCAATTGCCTTGTTTGGGTTCTTATTTGGTACATCATTTGTTGTATAAGATACTGATTGCGTTATGAATTTTCTATTTATATCTCTAATAGTCAAGCTCATTAGTGCGCTTCTTAATTTAGAAACTGGACCATCTTTTTTGCCTCCACCTTTTGGAGCGGTAGGTGGTGTATAACAAACTTTTCCATTGCTATCTATTCTAGTATCTTCTCCAGCATCTATTACCATAAGAACATCAACATTAATTGATGTAGATGTATCAATATTCTTACCTTTTTTGGTGCTTCCAACAAATTTATATATTGTTAATCCTGTAACGGGATCTATTCTAGGTTTATCTTTTTTTAATCCAGTTCTACTATCTAAAACTGAATCTGTTTCTACTACCCAATTTCCAGCGCTTGAAGTAGGATCATCTATATAAACAAAAAATTTTCTACTATCAGGATTTGTAATATTTGAAAAAGTTATAGGTTTAGAACTATTTCTTGGTATAGGCTTTAAGATAGCATTAGCAGTAGCATCATTAAATAATCCGCCTAATATTCCTAATCCACTCTTTCCTAAACTTTGAGCAATCGAACCATATCCTTTACCAGTTGCAGAAATTATATCTGACATTTTTGCAAATCTTACTATTGCATCTGAAGTAGGAGATAATGTAAGAGTTATTGTTCCATTTTGAACTGTAAATGCTGGATTAGAATATATATTTATGCTAGATGGAAAACTAGCAGAAGGTTTGATATTTTTTGTTTCATCTGGAGTAATATTTAAAGTTATATTAACTCCTGTAGATACTGCTTTATTATTAGCAACGTAACATGTGATTGTTTCATTAAATGCATGTTTTGGAGTTCCAGATATAACACCTGTGGTTCTGTTTAGTGATAATCCTTCTGGTAAATAATCAACAGCAAAACATAAATTACTTGCATTATTGTGTTTGATTGTTCCTGAAGATTTTTGATTAACAACGAAATTAAAAGTTTGTGAAGGTGTTATGGTTGGGGTAGAGCCGCTAATTGTTCCTGTAACAATTTGTAAATTAAAATTAATACTTTGGCCTGAAGCAGCATCACTATTAAATAATGTTATTGGTATTGAAGTGATAGTTATTAAATTTGATGGACTTTTTATAGTACCAGATATTTTTTTTGTTTCTTTATTAAAACTTAATCCTAATATACTTAATCTAGCTAATCCTTCATTATCTATACTAGCGTCCCATGTTCCATTTGATATATTTGTATTGATTGTATAATCTATAGTTGTGCCTGCTTGTGCTCTTATAATAGGAGCAGATGTACTTCTTATAGGATTATTTCCCAAAGAATCTTTACATTTAATTGTTAAAGTTTTAAAAGAATCAATTGTTATTGGTTTTTTATTTTTGTCTACTCCAGCAGTTAAGATGCTAGCATTTAATTGAACTGTATAATAACCAACTTTGGAGACTGGTTTATCTGAAGTCCATAAAGTATCTGTAGCTATAGTTTTTGATGGATCAGTACTTGCAGTTTTAAATTGTAAATAAGTTTCAAAGCTTTCATTTCTTGATATATAATAATATGTTACTGCCTGAGCGGAATTTATTGTATATGAAAATAACTGTCCTTTAGTTGCATCTGCAAATCCAGAAGTTGTAATTTTTGCTGGAACTAAAGAAGTTTCACCAGCGGCTCCTCTTAATATCGTTCCATCTGCAAAATCAAATACAAACCAAAATCCTTTATTTCTATCAACTCCTTGTATTGAACCTCGGGATATACCATCCTGAACTTTATTAGTATTATTACTTGGATTCAATGCTGGATTATAAGCTTGGACTAAATCAAGAAGATCTGCGTCTACATCTAATCCTGTGCTTACATCAGTAATTTCATCTTTCTTTGGGTCGCCAAGATCATTAAAAAAAGGAATTACTTCATCATTAAAATAAGTATTTTTATCATTATCAAAGTTATGTCCATTTGCGCCTCTATATGCAATACCTTCAATGTATTTGTTTGGATCACAATCTTTACACCTTTTAGCGTTATCTGCAGCCATATTAAGATGTTAATGAAGTTGTTGACATGTCTTCATTATTTATATTTGTTATCTTTACTGGATATCCTCTTGTGTTAAAATAATAACTTTTAGATGGATAGCTGAGATCTCCTCCTGGGTCTCTTTTTGGTTTACCAACCTGTTTGCCTTCTGTTTCAAGATGAGATTCTCTTGATTGAATTCTATAATATTGATCGTAAGATGCAAAAACTTGATGACTTCCTATAATAAGTCTTCCATATCCTACTGGAACAGGTCCACCTTCTCCAACCGTGTTAACTGGTCCATTAAATAAATAAGAGGGTTCTCCTCCACCACCATTTGGAGAGCCACTAAAATCTGCAGAAGGATTGGCTATAGCGGCTGGACTTACCATTGGAGGTGGTTTAGATAACATTAAACTAACTCCAACAGCAACTAGTCCTAAAATTGCTGGCATCATCATTTGTAGTGTTAATCCAGCAAATACTTGAGTTCCTGGAATAATAGCTAATATAACAGCTAAAAAAATAGCTATAATACCTTTCATCATTCCTCCTCCACCTTTACCACCTTTGCCACCTCCTCCATTATGAACTAAAATTTCTTCAGCAATATATGTATGATGATCTTTTACATGCATATTATAAACATCTTCATAACCATCTTCTTCTATTCTTTCTATTGGTAAAACATCTCCACTTTGATGTATTAATATATCTCCTATTTTAAAATTTGACAATGGTGCAAATCTATTGTGTTCATTTAAAAACCAATGATTTTCTGTTGCACGTATAGTTTTGCCTCCCCACAAGGTAATTTTTAATATTTTATTTTTTTCATGGAAAAAAGTTTCTTCGACTACAGATGTTTTAATATTTTTATCTTTATCAAAACAAAGAATCTCATCTCCTGCTTTAAAATTTTCTATATTTTTATTTCCATTTGGAGTAGATATTTTAATTCCAGCTGGAAAACATCCTCCTCCACCTCCACCGCCACCACCTGCGCCTTCAATAACTGGAATTATATCAATTGAAGAAAGCTTGTCGTTTTCAAACGGCATGTTCAATTCTGAATTTCTTAATGAATCAATATGTTTTTTTGTTAAATCTTTATTTTTTTGAGGTAAACTTTCTATGTTTGGTACCCATACAGATCTATTATTAATAAATATCTCATATTTTGCTTCATTTTGTGCTTGTTGAATAAGGTATTTTATCAATTTTCCAGTATTAGCTTCTATAGCTCTTATAGCTTCTGAAACACTGTTCACTTTTAAATTCCATTCGGAACCAATTTGATCACCTAAATCACCATGTAATGTAACCTTTACCATATTAAATCATGCTCCTATGCCTGACGATATATTTCGTATGTTTTCGATAAAAATCGTCATATATATTTACACAAGAAAAAGAATTATATGGATGGTGTAAAATCGTATTATTTCCTATATTCATTGCGCAGTGAGTAGCATACACTTCAGAAACGTTAGGAAATAGCATAAAAAAGGCATCGTGCTTTTTAAAAGGGGTATTTTTATCTAGCTTAATAAAATTTTGTTTTTCAAAAAAATCTTCATATATAGAATTTATATCTTTTAAATTTTTTGGATATGCTATTTCTTTTGGGCAATATATTGAAACATTTAATTCTTTTTTGTAATAGTCTATAGCCAAAGAGAAGCAGTCTGAAACTTCAGTGATGTATGGTCTGCCAATGTATTTATTTTTGTAAGTATTTGGATAATACATATTGAATATGTCATTTTTTATATTATAGAGTATAAATGTTATATTATGTTTGTTACTATTTAACATATCTATTTCGCTAAATTCATTATTGTCGTTATTATGAGAATGAAAACAAGCAACAATTTTACCTAATTGACTACATTTTAAATACTCTAAAGAAGATATTGAGAAGAAGTTTTTTTTATCAAATGCTATATTTTTACAAGAATATATATTAAATTTTAATTTTTTTTCATCAAAATATATTAGACCACAAGATTCTATATCTTTTCTATTATTAGATAGATCTTTAATTTCATTTTTTAATGAACTATTAAAATCTATATTAATCATGATCCACCTTGAGATTGTTGAGTCCTATATTTTCCTTCTGCTGAAGGGAATCCACCAAATGGAAGAATACCTAATAATCTTTCGTTATTTTGATCAATAGGAGGACGAATAGTTTCTGCAGAAATATCTTCTTGCACGTTTGCGTATGCACTGATGCCAGTAACAAAATCCGACCTTTCAACAAAATATGAAATTTTAACTGATTCAAAATTAAAATTATTTTTCCATCTTAATTTACATCCATTTAAAGTTTTAGAACATGTATCATGAAACCAATATCCAGTATTTGGTGGAGCATTTACAGAATTAGATGTATGATTTTTATTACATACAAAGTAATAATTTAGTTGATTTTTTTGTACATGTACGAAATTTCCAGATTGATAATTAAAATCTTTATTCCAATGGCCTAGGTCTTTCCATGCTGATCCTGCAGTATTTCTTGTTGGAAAAAATTCATTATCGTTTTGATCTGCTACAGGTGGAGCAGATAATAGTCCATATGTTAAATTATTTTCATTTAATTGACTAATCTGAGATAAAGATTCGTTATCTGCGGTCCCTCCTATAGTTGTTGTGCCTGTAGCAATAGGTATATTTTTTAGGCCAACTATATTCCCATATACTCCAGAATGTTTTTCTGTAAGTCTATCGAATCTTTCATAAACGCAACCTTCTCCACGATAATGAAATGGACAATTTTCAGACAACAAAACTCTACCTGGAAGCTTTACTCCTTCTATATCTAAAAGAGATGCAAGTTCATATACAGCATTTGTAGAATCTTCTTGAATCTTTCGATCTATGTAAAAAATATCTGGAGTTAATTCTACTTCTGTATTAGAAACGCTTTTATATGTTACCAACTCTTCATCAGATACAGAGCCAAAATTATAAAAATTAGAAAATGTTTGTGTTATTCCAGTAGGAGTACTTAAAACAGGTTGATAATCTGTTGCAATAAAATTAAATGTATGAGTATTTAAATTTGTAGTTCCAGATGCGTAAAACTTAAAACCTGAAGTAGTAATATTTCTTAGTTCTGTAATAAAATCTAATTTATTAGCATTAGAATTTGAATTAAATAATATTTTTGGTTGATAATTTGTGAAAGTAGTTGGATATGATACTGAAACTTCTCCAGTATTATTTGCTCCAAAATTCACAGACTGTTTTAGAGCTAATAATTTTACGTCTTCATTTGTGTCTGGATTTCTTCCTGTATAAAATCCAGTTTCTAAAGCTAAATAATTTATATAGTAATTTCCGCTTAAGTAATTGCCGCTTGGATTAGTAGAAAAATTAATATCAAAACTAGTTGTTTGTTGATTTGATGTATTATATTTGACTAAAGGAGCAGGATCTAATTGATTAAAATTCAATTCTTTTTGTGTTAGCTCTTGAGTTTGCGTATAGATTTGACCACTAGATCCTATAGAAATAAAATTTACTAAATTACCAGTATTTGAAAAAGCAGTTGGATATTGTATTGTTATTCCACTTTCATTGACAAATTTTTTTGTTTTAAAATTAGCCATTAATTTAAGTTGATTAGAAGTGCCATTTAATTTAAATTCATTTTCATTTTTATAAATTAAATTAGAAAAACCATTTTTATTACCAGAAAATATAAAAACATCTTGATAAAAAATAGGATTATCAGTGTTTGTCTCTAAAATATTAGTATTTACATAAATATTAAAGAAATTTTTAACTTCTTTTGGAGCAAAAAAACTACAATCTTGAGATTGTCTCAACAATTTGTCATTATAAATTGATTTTACATTAAAAAATATTATATTTTTTTCTCTATCAGCAACTGGTTTATAGTGATAATTTATCCATTTATAACTATTTGCAGAAGGAAATTGATTTGTTCTTACTGTTAGTGTGTCTCCATCTCTGGAAGCCCAAGGCGCATCATCATATTCATTAAATGGATTAATTCCACCTATAAAATTACTTCCAGCAAGATATCTTAAAAATGTTTTTCTTCTAATTACTTTAGCTCCAACAATATCTTTTAATTCATTCATCTGCATTCTGATGTATTTATAAAATGAATTATATTGATCTTCTAAGAATTGACTGGAAAATTTAATTTTTGGAGTAGGCAACGAGCCATTAGATGTTATATCAAATCCTTCTCCAAAGATTGGGAAAGGATAATAAAGTTTATCTTTCCAAATAATTATACCACGATTGACATTAAATAAATTATAATCGTTATGAATTCGAATTACTCCATCTGAGAAAATGCTATGCTCACCAAAATTTATCGTTACAGGTTGAATATCATTCAAATCAATTTCATATAAAAAAATTGGACTACTTGGTTCTAATTCATGTATATGAGTATTTATATCCCTTTGAGATTCTAATATTTCTGTAAAAATCGTATTTATATCTGCCATAATTCTTATCCAGATACTTCATCAAATTTTGCGTTGATTGTATAATTTTCTTTAAAATTAAAATTTGTCTCCCACTCTCTACATACATATCTTGTTCTATAAGTTTGTTCTGAGTATATGGTTGGTGGATCATATGCAAAAGCTTTTGTTGCAGCTTTATCTTGCAAGAAATGAACAATAGAATATGCTTCTTTTTCTGTTTTTAATTCGAATTTTAATTGAAAAGTTTTTAAATCTGGATTGATGTTTTTATTTATTCTTTGTTCGTATCCATTACCAAATCTTATTACAGTAATTAAGGGTTTATGACTAGTAGTTGATGTGTAAGATGCCATCCAAAAAAACTTAGGTATTTTTGAAGTATCTTGAAGGATAGTTACTCCATCCCAATATTCAAGGTTTAATTTATTATCAATACTTGGAATAGTTGTAGTGTCCCCACCTTTTTCATGATCTTTAACAGCATAATAAAAATTATTTTCATGTTTTACAATATCATTTTTTGTAAATTGATAGGATGAACCAAAATTCACCCAATTCCTTATAGGATCGTTAATAGACGGCATATATACCTTATTCCTTTATATGATTTACACTTAAAAGGGGTGTAATTATATATTGGAAAAAGGTAAAAATTAATATGTTTAGCTTTACAAGAGAATCTAATAAATTATTTATAGATAATTCACCTGTAACTGGTCTTCAAACTATACAGGCAAGTTATAATAATCCATATGAAAATATAAAATATTTAGGATTAAATAATAATTCTGTAAATACTGTGCCTATTGGTGCATTTATAGGAGCATTAAACTTAACTAATATTATGATAAATGAAGATCAATTTATTAAATATACTGGTAGTAATGGAGCTAATTTGCTATTAAGTTACAATAATGATAATAATAAATTCATAATGACTAGCGGTTATTTAGCTAATTATGAGATAGAGTGCAATGTTGGTGCTATTCCTATTATAACAAGTCAATGGAATATTTATAATAACTTTGGTAGTGGTTCAGCATCTGTTCCTAACTTTCAAATAGATGAAACAAAATTGAATATTATTGGTCCTGGAGACATTTCTATTAATTTTAACGATATAGCTGAAGAAAAAATCAATAAATTCAAGATTAATATAAAATCCACAAGACTACCAATCTATGAGCTTGGCAAAGTAACTCCATCAGATGTTACTTTACAATATCCTATAGAAATTATTTCATCTTTTAGTATATCTTTAAATAATTATAAAATTAAAAACCTTTTTGATTATCCGCAAAAAAATCAATTAAAATCATTTTCTATAGATTTAAAGAAAAATAATACAAATACCATTATTAACACTTTTAATATTAACAATGCTTTACTTGTAAGTGAAGACTATAATTTAGATGTGGATGGCACAGTATTGGCCCAATTAACATTTTCGAGTACTATACATAGATAGTGTAATATTATGAAAGGAAAAAGGATAAATTTATGCCAAGGATATATTATGATCAATGTGAATTAAGTATTAATAGAACAGGAGTTATTGCTACGTCTGCTAATTTAAACTCTGATATTGCTTTGGGACCTGTTTATACTTTGGGCAAAAGAAAGCCTTTTAAAAGATTGGTAACAACTGGACCTGCATCTAGTACATTTCAAATTCAATACATTATTAATCCAACTGGAGATCCCGCTTTTAATACTATATCAGATATTAAAAACTTTATTTCTGCTCCAACTAATTATTATGGAGTTACTATAGCTTTAGCGGGTGTTACTGGATATAGTTGTTATTTAAATAATTATTCTATTAAAATTGAGCCAAACAATGTTATTACAGCTCAAGCTAGTTATATATCTTATCTTCCAATTTCTGGTGATATCTCTTTAAAATCTAATCCAAATAGCGCAGTATCTGATAGTATTGCTCATAGTTCAAAAATTAATATCGTTTCTGGAAAAAGTTTAAATGGTGATTCTTATAGTTTTAATTATACATTTAATTGTAATCTAAATCCTATATATGTTTTAGGTCAAAGAGAGCCAGTAGAAGTCAAACCAATTAGAGCTCAAGAAACAGTTAATATGACAGAAAATATTTTTAATAAACTTGTATATACAGGTGAAAATATTCCTTTAAAAATTTCTATATCAGGACTGCTTGATAATAATAATTTTACAATTCAAATGCCTGATGCACACATTAATAATTCCACGATTGAAACAAATCTTGATGATATCATTAAGACTACTAAGACATTAACCCAATATTATTAATATGTTTTATAATGGAAAAAATTTATTAATTAAAATTAATGGCAATGAAATTGTTGCTACAGATGCCAATTTATCATATGATGCTCAAATCGCTCCATATTTTGAAATTGGTGATAGATATACAAAAAGAGTAACTCCAACAGATGTTATTCAAGGAACGTTAAGTTTAAATTATTTATTTACTGGTTCAGATTACATAAAGTCATTAAGAAATAATGATTCATCTTTGATATTTGATTTTGGTGGAATCTGCCAAACAGGATATCTTCAATCTCACTCTGTTAAAATTAGTCCTAATAATCCTATATCTTGTTCGGCAGATATAATCTTTTTTCAAGCTCCTACTGGAAATTTTACTCCTGTATATTCTAATATTGATCTAACTTCTAGCGTTGTTCATGCGGATAATTTAGTTATTTATGATTTTGATAATAAATATTTAACTGGAAATTATATCAATGCATCTTTTAGTTACAGAGTTGATATTAGACCAGAGATTGTTATAAATGAAACTCAGGAAAGAAGAGGAGTTTTTGGAATTAAAGAAAGTACTTTTAATGGTTCTTTTGATAATTTAAATCCAGAATTAAGTATATCTGGAAATAAAGCTGGATTGTCAATCGCAGTTAAAAATTTTGGTGGAGCTATATTTAAAGATGCTTTTGGAATAACTGGATTTATAACATCAAGAAAATTTAGAGGAAATATTGATGAAACTATCGTCAGTGAAATTAGTATAAAACAATATGAAATATTAGCAGAAGCAGAAGTTTCTGGATTTAGTCCTGCTTTAGTAAATATTGGTGATAAATTAAATATATCAGGATCAAATTTTACAAATGTTTTTGCTGTTATTTTAGATAATTTAGCATGTGATTTTCAACTTAAAGGACCAGGATCGTTAGAGGTTGTTGTACCTAGATTAAAAACTAGAGAACCAATTATAACCTTAATCACTCCTGCTTAATTTATGGGCGCTGTAAATACAACAGGATTAAAGTTCCAACCACCAAACATACAAATTTTATCTATGTCTAATAGTACTGGTTTAGTTAACGATATAATTCAAATCAATGGAATAAATTTTGATTACGTAGATTCAATTAAATTTAATAATACAATTAATTGTGTATCGTCATTTAATAGCTTAACTGATGGAAATTTTAGAGTTCCATTTGATGGAAATACTGGATATGTTAATGTTCATGGAGATTTTATTACTTTAACTGGTACGAGTCCAAAGCCTTTCTGGACGATGTTTGAGATAACTAACTTCTCTCCTAATCTAAGTCCATCAGGAGAACAAGTTAATTTTCAAGGAATTCATTTTAATACTTTAACTGGAATAAATTTTCAAGCAGAAGTTATAAAAGATGATTGTAATTTTTTATTGAGTGGATCAAATCCAAGCTTTTTTGATTTGCAAAATGGAACTACAAGTGGAAATGCAGAAGCTGTATTTATACAAAATATAAATACAGTTCCAGAGCAAATTAATACTTATATCTCTAAAAAACAAAATTTTGATTTAATATCTGGAAACAGATTTCAAGTTAAATTCACTACTACTCCTCAAAATAATATATATGAAAATCATATTTTAAGTTTTAAAACTGGAAATTACAATACTGGTCAAATTCAAATTTTTACAAATCAAATAAATCAAGGTTTAAAAACTAAAAGAATTAATTTATTACAAAATATTAATCAAGATTATTGCCCTTTTACTTCAGTTATAAATACGGGTAATGATATATGTTATTCTTATATAAGTGGAAAAGATACCAGTGGATTTTATATAAACTTTAATAAAACCTTAAATTATAGTTTAGATTTAAATGTTCTCACAATAAGTGGAAGTCAAATTAATAATAATATCAAATACAAGACAACTTCATTTACTATTACATCTGGAGAAATTAATAATTTAAATTTAAATTATAAAATAAATTACAATAATAATAAATTATATGCTCCATATATTTTAACAAGCATGGAATATTATAATTTATCTTATCCTCAAGATTCTGGCTATTTATACAATATTTCTAATATGACAAATAAAAATTTTGATTTAGACCCTTTAGGATCAAGCGGCGTTTATAATGCAAAATTTAATGTTTTAAATATATATAATGAATTAATAAATTATAATAATTTTATAACAACTGGTGATGATTCTTTTTATCAAAAAATTTATCTTATTCCTGGTCAAGAAAATAATTTATTAACTCCAGTTTCTTCTAGTGACTTAAATATAAGCGGAACTATAAATGGGAGCGGAACATGTACTATACCCAAATCAGATTATTATATTAATGGACCAGTCGTATTCCTTGGATTATTTGGGTATGAAAGAAAAGATTTTGGGAATTTTAAAGAAATTCCTGATCCAATTTCTGTTACTCCATCGGGTATAAATACTCAAGGGAGTGTAATCATTTCTGGTCGAAGTTTTAAAAAAGCTAATTTGATAGACGGAACAGGAGAATACAATTCAATAATCGTGAAATTTAGAAATATTACTAATCCAAAGCAAAAAAATGATTTTTTAAATACTTTTTATCTTATAGATGATCAAACTTTAAGTGGAACAATTCAATTAGGTTCTTATCTAACTGGTTTATATGTAATTCAAGCATTAACTGAAGATGGAGAAATTTACGAATGAGTCTTGCAATTCTACAATTAACGCAGAGCAGACCAATTATCAATAGTATAGCTTTGACTGGCATAACTGGTGATTCATTATTGATTGTAGGAGATAATTTTAAATTTGGCATAACACAACTTTCTGGTCAAAATATAACCAATAATAGTAGTTATTTTAATTTATATGGCCAATATAAACAAAACATTTCTGGATTAAATAATACTATTGATGAAAATAGCATACTTTTCACTGTTCCATCAGGTATTGAACAAGGAGCAAATTATCAACTAACCGTTTTTAATCAAGCAGGATCATCAGTAAATAATGCTTATTTAAAAATTATTGGTAAACCTAGTATTAGTGGAATTGATATTCGTTCTGGGGTACCAGATGATTATATAAGAATATCTGGTAAAAACTTTAATCCTGCTCCAGATTTCACTTTAATTGATACTTTAGGAAATAGAACTAAACCAGATTTTATTTCTGATCTATATTCAATTTCTAGCGTAGATATTACATCATACGGAACTGGATATCAAACTGGTGATTTTATTATAATCTCTGGTCAAAAACCTTTATCTAGTAAAACACATGGACTATTACAAATTGCTCAAACTGGAATAAGTGGTTCTGCAGGTGCAATTGAAATTATAAATTCTGGAATATTTACTGTACCATTTGATACAAATCTTAATTTAACCACATCAGGTAAAAGTGGAGATGGATTAAATTTTAATCTCATTTATAATAATTATTCTTCTGGTAATTTTGATTATCTAGAGTTTCAAGTTCCATATAATGTTAAAAAATTACAAAGTGGTTTAGTAGAAAATTTAAGATATAAAGAAAACTTAGGAAGTGTTATCACAGGATTTAATGTTCTTGGTATACCAGAAATTTATACATTATCTTCTTTGACTGGAACAGTAGATAGGGATAAAATTACAGTAAGTGGAGAGAATTTAAATTTTGTAAGTGATGTTTTTATTGGAGATTTTGGAGTTAAATTTTCTAGAATAGATTCTAATTCTTTGAATTTCAATGTAGATAATTATTCAGAAACTAATTTTATAACAGTATCTGGAAAATATGGATCAAGCACAAATTCAAGTTTGTTTAACGTTGCTTATCCTCCAATTTTAGCTAGCGGATTTAATCCTCAAGACGTTTTAATAGGCACAGGAGCAGTCATTAATATATCTGGAAAATATTTACAAAGATTAAATTATTTGAATCTTGGCCAACCAAATATATTAAAAAAATATATCACAATAACAAATTCTGGAAAAGCTGCATCTTTTAACTTACCAAACGAATTAAAGACTACAGAAGTTCTTGCATATTCTGTTGATTTTCCTAGCTCTGGAACTACAGTTTTATCTCCAAGTACAAATAACAAATTAATAATATCTCAAAGATTAAATACTGCTTTATTAAATTTTGATTATACTTCTGAAATAAATGCTGCAAGGTATTTAGATGAGATAGAGTTTTTCACTCCAGATCAATATACAGGTGATGGAGATTTTGGAAATATAAATAATTCTGATATTTTCTTTTTATCTCCTACTGGTTATACATGGTTAACTGGATCATTTAATGTAAGTGGAATTAAAGTTTCTAATACAAATGGATCATTAAGAATAAAAGTACCAAGAGAAGTAGATAATCCTATATGCCCAATTAAAATAATTAGAAATAAATATAAGGACCAATATATTCTTCCTAACAATAAATTTGTTAATATTCTTCCTACGATTTATGATATTGGAAAAATAAATAGTTTTAAAACTACGCCTGATCAAGGTATTTTACCAGGTGGTGAAGGCAAATTAGAAAATATGGTAACAGGTGCATTTATTCGAGTAAGTGGAATTAATGCTTATAATGCTACTAAATTAATATTTAGTGGTTATAGTGGAAATTTAAATCTTTTTGGTTTTAAAAAAGCTCCTACATTAATTCCTTTAGATTTTAATTCTAGTGATAAATCTCAAATAGATAACGGAAATATAAATGGTTATTCAGTATTTACTTGCAGACTTGGTGGAGATTATACTGGATCTGGAGAAGCATTTTTAAATCATTTTTCTTATCCTACTGGATATGGATATGAAAATTTAAATATAACAAAAAATCAAAATATTCGAGTATATCCTATCTCTGGATACAAACCAACTGATTCATTTTCTTTCACAAGTTCAAGATATCAAGAAGTTGATCAAGAATTACCATTTTCATATGAAATAACAACAAATACATTAGCAACCGAATATGAAATTTTTCCAACAACTGTGTATGGTTGGGGTAATGCAAGTTATCCAAGAGTATATGGAACAGGAGAATATATTTTTACTGGAGTAAGTAATAGAAATAAAATAGAAGGCATACCATATGATGGAGGAATATATTTTGTAAAAATTAGAGCTAAAAATGGACTTCAACCAGATGAAGGAATGGTCCTTCAATTACGATTTGGAGTTTCTGGTAGGTCTTTAGCTTCTCCCGCTGTATTTTATAGAGGACCATGGAAAAGTGGATTATTTTATGTAGGTACTACTGCTAGACGAGATATAGTTAAATATTCTAATGACGGATCAAATTATTGGTATACTACAAGAAATCATACTGGTAATAATGCTAATCTTCCAAGTGCATTAAGTCCATTTTGGATAAGATTTGATACAGAATTAAATTCTGTTGCAACTCAAATATTACTTGCAGAACAATCTAATATTTTATCCACTTTAACTATAGGACAAAAAGACGATCCTGCATTATTTACAGGTTGTATTTTATCTGCAAACGATACTAATTTTAATGTAGGTACTGGATTTTTCTTAGGATATGATCGTGGTTTTGGTTCTTTAACTCCAGATATTCCAAAGTTTAGAGTTGGTAGCGATACTGATGGATATTTAAAATGGAATGGAGAAAGATTATCAATCTTAGGTTCTATATCTGGAGTTGTTACCAGTTCTAAAAATGTAAAAGATGCACAAAACATAGTAGACGCAGAATATTCTGTTGCAGTAGGTTTAAAAAATACAATCCCATCTAATTCAGTAAATTCTTTTATATTCGGTGATAGTCATAAATTAGATTTAGCAGATAAGTCTTCGATTATTGGAGGAAAAAATAATATTATCACTGGTACTCAATCTTTTGTAAGTACTAATTCAAATATCGCTGGTGGAGAAAATAATTATATTCTAGGTTCTTTTTCAAATATCATGGGTGGAAAAGGAAACGTTGTACAAACAATAAGTACTGGCACAAGTAATATAACAATGCAATGTTTTAGTTATAAAACAA